GTTCAGCGAGGTCGCCGAGAACCGCAGCGACCGGGTGCAGTTCGCTTTCCCGGGCGTGTCGATCGTGGTCGACGAGATTCGGATCGGCGGCTCGGCTGCCGGCCCTGGGTTCTCGTCGGATGGACGCGTCGACGTCGGCCTGGATTCGTTCGCAGCCGTGGCCGCGGCGATCCTGCCACCCGAGGAGCAGCTCTCGCAGCGGCTCGCGGACACCGACGTCAACGAGCAGGAGTTCGTCTCGCTCGAGGCGGCCTACGACCCCGAGCGCGGCGGCTCCGAACTCAAGGTGGGCGACTACCAGGCCCTGATCGCGCGAGGCATCCTGTCGCCGAAGGTCGACCGCGACAACGGGCCCGAGTTCGTCAAGGACGTGACGTCGGTCGACCCGATCGCCGACGAGGAGCTCGTCTCGGGCTCGCGCCGGCGCATGGCCGACTTCCTGCTCGACTCGTACAAGAAAATCGCAAAACCGTTCGTCGGCAAGACCGGATCGCCGCTCAACCGCCGCACGCTGACCGAGCAGCTCAACGTGTTTCTCGAAGACCTCGCATCGCCGACCGGCGACGGCTCGACAGCTCGGATCGCTGGCTACGTGGTCAAGGACGTGACCACCGACGCACTCGCGCGACAGGGCTTCCAGGAGCACACCATCGAGGTTCAGACCTTCGCATTCATGGACCACCTCATCATCCGGGCGACGGCGGGGCCGGGCGTCAACACGGCCACCCTGGTCAACCAAGCGACCTGATCACACGCAGTAGGAGAGCACCAACATGGCAACGCAACGAATCAAGGGCGCCGACGTCCACTTCTCGATCGTGCGCGACGGTGTGCCGACTCGGATCGGGCTCGTCCGCAATAACACGATCACCATCGACCTCGAGCGGCTCGAGGAGGAGTACCTCGGCGGCGACTCGATGGAGTACGACGAGATCTACAACGGCACGCAGATCGAGGCCGATCTGCACCTCGACGGCGCCGAGTTTTTCGAGTTCACCGAGGCCGTCGTGGCGAGGGCTCAACGCAAGCCGGGCGGAGCGATCCGCATCGATGCCGCGGTCACGTTCCTGTTTCCCAGCGGCGTCGTCCGAACGATCGTGCTCGTCGACCTGAAATTCGCCGAGCTCCCGCTGGAGTCGGGCGGCCGCAAGGAGTACATAAACGCGAAGGTCGACGGCAAAACCTCCACGCACAAGTTCATCTAGTCGGACGGCAGCTCACCAATCTCGACGTCGGACGCCTCGTAATGCTGCGCGAGGGGTCCGGCGAGTTTGTTGCCAAGAACAACGCGCGGGGCTGGTGCTGGCCCGCGCTCCGAGTAGCCCAGCGACCGCACGAGCTTGTCCTCGAGGCCTGCGATCCGCAGCGCCCGAGCGATGTCTCGGCGAGCTGCTGGCGAGCTAGCGCGAGGGTGGTGGACGACCGCACCTGGGCCAGCCTCGCGCAGCGCTGCGACTTGCTCGGCGGTGGGGGGCAACGAGATTGTGATGATGGTCTGCTCTGCCATGCGGCGAGCATAGCCCCGATCAACTCGGGATACGTCCGCTGGCGAGCTCGAACACTGCCTCCTGAACGTCGCGCAGTGCAGCGGACCCAAGACGCTCCTCGACCAGCCGCAGCACATCGGTGGCGGTGATCGGCGGGCGAGCGCCTGCGGGCAGCTGGACCTCTGCCGCGCGCAGCTCAGCGATCGCGGCGTGTACCGCTTGCCATCGCCGAGAGACCGGGATCCGAGCCGGACCGACCTGGCCGACCATGGACTCCGCGAGGCCGAGCAGAGCGGCGTAGAGCTGCGACTGAGGAGCAGCGCCAACGATCTTCGGCTCGCCGTCAGCGATCACGATGGCCCACTGGGCCGAGCCAGTCAGCTCGCGCTCGGTCTCGTCGTCGTAGAGCGTGTAGTCGATCACGCGATCAGGCTCGCACCCTATCGGTTGCACCGCAACGATGGCGGTGGGATTCTGCTCGCATGTCTACCAGCGATCGTCGTCCCAACTGGCCCGCCGAGTTGAACCAACAGCAGCCCCACATGCGAGCCGAAGCGCCCGCCAGTCCTCCCGCCGAGCCGCCGGCCGGCATCCCGCACAAGGGGCCGATCGAGCAATCGTCGGACCTGGTCATGGGCACGCTCAGCACCGAGAACCCGCTTGCGATGAGCGGTGGCCGAGCAAATCGGCCGTACCGCTCCTTCACATTCCCCGTCGATGTCGCCCACGAGATCATGGCCGGACCAGATTGGTCCCGTACCAGGTCGCCTGCCGATCTCGAATTCGGCATGACCACCATCACGCTCAAAGACGAGCTCGCAGCGAGCAAAGATCCGAGCCCGCACATGGCCCTGCTGCAGCGCGCCATCGTGATGATCGGCGGCAAGAAAAACCTGGATTACACGTACATCAACGACTGGCTCAACGCGATCGGACCGAAGGGCCGCAGCATCGTCGGAGAGATCTACCAGCACATGAACACCGCGCCGGCCAAGGTGGGAAACGCCATGATGGCCACGGCCAGCAGCTGGCAGACGTAGACGACGCGCCCGCGGTCGAGTTCTGGCGTGCGTGCACGGTCTACGACGCTGAGTCGCTCGCTGCATTGCGGCGAGCGATCATCCAGCGGCTGGTGTACATCGCCAGGTGTGCTCCGCCGAGTGCGGTGGGCATCAACCCGATGACGGATTGGACGCTCGCGGACCTCGAGGAGTGGGCCGACGCGACCAGCGACCTCAACGACAAAATCTACCCGGATGATTGAACCGGGAAGCGACGCCTGCTGGCGTCGGTTGTCCCTCGCATGGGACGAGGAGGAGAGGGCCAGCTCGAGCTCGACCTGCTGATCGAGCCCTGCCTCAGCTGCGGTGGGCTCAGGCAGGTCGAGCCGCCGTTCCCCTCGATGGACCCCGAACCCTGTGCCGAGTGCTGCGAGGCGGCGTGGCTTCGATGGCTCCGCAACCCGTACAGCCTGCCGGACAAGGCTCGCTGTCCACGATGCCGAGCCGTCGTCGGGTACGATCGCGAGACCGGTTGGTGCCGTCGATGCATCGAGAGGAGTCGGGCTGCAGCGTTCCACGAGACTGCGCGCGTTGGCCAGCTCGGGCTCGGCTTGTGAGGCGCGGTAGACTGGCCGCGCATGGCCGAGGAGATCAACTACAAGGTCAACGCTTGGCTGACCACGAAGGGGACCTTTCTCGACCAAATGAAGGCCGGGGGAGCTGCGGCCGATGATTTCAGCACGAGGTGGTCGAACGCAGGCTCACGATTCAACGAGATCGGCGCTCGCATGTCCGGCACGACCGGGCAGATCGTTGGCGGCCTGGCCAAAATGGGCGCCGCGACTGCGGGGGTTGGTCTCGCCGGCGGGATCGCGGCCGCGACCAAGCGGGGCCTCGGGTTCGCCGAGTTGCTCGAGACGTCGCAGCTCACGATCGGCACCATGTTTCAGGCGTTCAACATGGGCGCCTCCGACGTCGCTGTGCTGTCCGGCGAGACGTCGCAATTCGCCGCCAACCTCGAGCGCGCGGCGGCGATGCAGCAGGACATCTACGACATTGCCCTCAAGTCGCCGGGTGCGTTCCGAGACATAAACCTGATGTACACGATGATGGCCAGCGGCCTGTCGTCGATCACCCACGACCTCGAACGCCAGAAGAGCATCATCTCGAAATCGGCGGTGCTCGTCGGCCTCGTGGAAGGCGACTTCAAGCAGCTGGGGGCTGACATCGGTCGCATGTCGCAGGGCCTCGCGGGCATGGACGTGCGCACGTTCGCGGCGCTGCAGGGACCATTCGGCGAGGCGATGGCCGAGGTCACCCAGAAACAGATCCCGCGGGACATCGCCGCGGCCTTCAACAAGCTCGACCCCGAGAAGCGACTCTCGGTGATCGAGAGCGTGCTGTCTCGGATCCCACCCGAGGTGGGCGATGCCTACGAGGCATCGATCGAGGGCATCCTCGCCGCGGCCGAAAGCGGTCTCGATCGACTCTCGCTCTCGTTCGCACAGCCGCTCTACAACTCGGTCAAGACCTCGCTCAGTCGGATCTCGAGCGACCAAGGCTTCTTCGGCGGCCAGTCGCTCGAGCAGCTCGACACCGCCGCTTCGTTCTTCGGTCGCAAGCTCGCTGGTGCGTTCGAGCGTGGCGTGTCGCTGGTCGAGCGAGCGGTGACGTTCTTCGCCAACAACTGGCAGACGCTGTGGATGAAGGCGAAGGCTTCGGCAGCGATCATCGCTACGTCGATCAAGATCGCGTTCGTCGTCGGGCTCACCCGGATGGCTGCCGGCGCGATCGTGTCGGGCATCGGCACGGCCATGCGGACGGGCGCGACCGCCAAGCAGATCGCTACACCGATCGCAGCGTGGATCGCCAAGCAGAGCAAAGCGACTCACGTCGGCATCGCGCGCGGCATGAAGGGCCAGGGTCGCGGGATGCTCGGTGTGATCGGACGCGGCGTGGGCATGGCAGCGTCGGGGTTCCCCCGCGCTCGCCAGGCGATCGGCACCGTCGCTCGCGAGCTGGTCGCCGTCCCCTCGCTGATCAGCACGTCGTTGATCTTCGGGCTGCACGAGGTCATTCGCGGCGCCAAGGGCCTGCCCGAGCTCGCACGCACGGGTATCGCGTGGACCAAGGCCGGATTCGCCACGGTGGTCGCACGAGTGAAGGGCCTGCCGGCGTTGGCGGCCACGGGCCTCACGTGGGTGAAAGCCAGCTTCGCCAGCATGGTCGCTCGAGGGCGTGCGCTGCCCGGCCTGGTCAGGGCTGGGCTCGGCACAGCGAAGGCCGGCTTCGCCAGCATGGTCGCCCAAGCGCGCTCGTTGCCGGCGACCATCACCGCGGGGTTCGTCGCGACCAAGCGGGCGTTCATCGGCATGGTCGCCAAGGCGCGCGCGCTGAGCCTGTCGGGCATGCTCGCTGGCGTGGGTCGGCGCGCGGGTGGTCTCGCCAGCCGAGCTGGCGCGGGCATCGGAGGCATGTTCGGCCGCGGTGCGCAGACGGGCCTGCTGCGGATGGCGACCGCCGGCACGATGCTCGTCGCGCTCGCAGGGCCAGCGCTGATCCTCGGGGTGGTGCTCGGCGGTCTCGCGGTCGCGTTCGGAGGTGTGGCGGCCTACATCACCAGCAAGTGGCAGGAGATCAGCACGTCGCTGATCGAGGGGATCGAGACCGGCCAGATCACCCTCACGCCGTTGATGGTCTCTCTGTTCACGCTGTGGGAGCGCCTCAAGCTCGTCGGCGAAGCGCTGCTCGGTGGAAGCGACGCGACGAGCTCGTTCACCGGGTTTCTGGACATCGCGGTCGGCATGATCGACACGGTGTCGGTCGGGCTGGGATGGTTCATCAAGGGCTTGTCTCTGCTCGTCGGCGTGTTCGGTGCGCTCAAGCTCGGCATCGCCGGCATCGTCGGCGTCGTCGCGTGGACGCTGGAAATGCTCGCCAAGGTCCCCAAGGTCGGCGAGGGGCTGGCCGAGACCGCGGCCGAGATGCGCAAGAGCCAGGAGTCTTGGTTCGCGGGGGCTCAGGACACGTTCACGACGAGCGAGAAGCTCGACCGAGCCGCCGAGAAGATCATGAACGCGAGGCTCTCGCCCGAGCAGTTCGCGAAGGCGCAGGAGCGGGCGGCCGAGATGCAGAAGTCTCTCAAGGGATTCTTGGAGAGCGCGGGCAAGAAAACCACACCGAAGGGCGCCAAGGTCAACGTTGGCACGGTCAACGTCAACGTGAGCCTCGATGAGCCCGACCCTGACCGCGTGATGGCGCAGCTCGTGAAGCCGCTCCAGAAAATGGCGACCGGACGAACCCAGTCGTTCTGGGTCGTGGAGGATGGCAACTGATGGCGTCTCCCTCGTTCTCTGTTCTGCAGGTGACCGGCCCCGGCCGCGAGATCGTGCTGCGTGGCCGAGCTCTCCCGCTCCGCGGCGCGGCGTGGGAAAGCGAGATGGCGGTCGAGACCACCTGGTACACGGGCAACCCCGTCGCCAACACGCAGGTGATCGGATTCCGAGAAATGCCGTCGGTGTTCAACGGCCGGTGGTCCGACAAGCTCCTCGGCGGCGCGTCGCTGACCGAGGGCGTCACGCTGATCAATTTCCCGCCGGTCACACCCGTCGGGATCCCGACGACGGCGATCAACGCTGGCTCTGCGTTCGCAGCCCCCAACGCGTTCCCGATCCCAACGCAGCGAGCCCAGCTCGCGGCCACGGTGCACGAGGCATTCGACCTCGTCATGCGTGAGGGCCAGAAGCTCCGCGTCCAGTGGGGCACCCGCGTGCGCTTCGGCTACCTCGTTCGCATGCGCGACGCTCCTGGCCGCTCGACCGATATCGAGTGGGAGCTGGAGTTCAAGTGGAGCGGTCGTGTCGACACGCTCCCACTTCGCATCGCGCCGCAGGTCAACCTGCTGTCGACCGGCGCGGGCCTGCAGAAGCTCCTGGATGGCCTGCAAGGCTACATGCCGGGCCAGCTGCCGGACCCGACGAATTTCGGATCGCTGCTGGCTGCGCTGCTCAAGGGTTCGCAATTCCTCGCAAGCCTCGGGGCGAAGATCGCCAACCTGGTCAACGTGATCGCCGGTCTGCTCAACACGATCGAGGGCATAGCGAACCTGCGCTTCGCCCCGCAGAACCTGCTCAACACGATCAAGGCGGCGCTGCAGCTGATCCGCTCGATGGTCGCCGACCTGCTGCGGGACCTGGCCAACGGCCAGAGTGCGTCGCAGGAGGCCGCCGCGATCGGGCTACCCGACGCGGTAGCGATCGCCCGCATGGCGCAGGCTCAGCTTCGCAAACAGCTGACCGAGCTGGCTGCGTTCGCGCTCGAGCAGCAGCGGCTGATCGAGGGGATCGAGACCAGCGACGTTCTGGCGACCTACGTCACCTCGACAACGACCACCCTGCTCGACGTGAGCTCGCAGTTCTACGGGACGCCCAACAACTGGGTGAAGATCGCCCAGTTCAACAGGCTCGCAGGGTCGACCGTGCCCGCAGGCACGCCGCTGCTGGTACCCAAGCTTTCGTGATCACCGACAGAGCATCGCAACGCCGAGGTTGCATGCTAGCGTCTGCCGCATGGATCTCGACCCATTCGATCTCGTCATCTACCACGGCAACTGTTACGACGGCTTCGCGGCTGCTTGGGCGGCGCGCCTGCACAGCCCGGACGCCGAGTTCATCCCGGCGCAGTACGGCGATGATCCGCCCGACGTGGCCGGCAAGCGGGTGCTGATCTGCGACTTCTCCTATCCGCGAGACGTGCTGCTGCGCATGCGCGCCGACGCGGCCTACCTGCTCGTGCTCGACCACCACAAAACCGCCCAGGCCGACCTCGAGGGGCTCGGCTTCTGCGTGTTCGACATGAACCGCAGCGGGGCCGGCATCACCTGGGACACGCTGCACGGATCCGGCCGGATCCCGCTGATCGATCACGTCGAGGACCGAGATCTGTGGCGCTTCAAGTTGGTGGGGACACGCGAGTACCATGCTGCTCTCTCGACCATCCCGTTCGACTTCAAGGCCTGGGACGAGTTCGAGAGTCGACCTTTCGACGAGGTGGTGAACGAGGGCGCAGCCGTGCTGCGCTACCACCAGCTGACGTGCCAGAAGCTCGCCGCGCGGGCCCGCATCGGCCAGCTCGGCGAGCACCAGGTGTGGATGGTCAACGCGCCGGTCGAGTTCGTCAGCGAGGTTGCCGAGGTGCTCAAGCACCGCGAGCCGCACCTGCCGGTCCTCGGGTGGTCGTGGGACGGCGAGCGAGGAAACTACTACTGCTCGCTGCGATCGCGCGAGGATGGACCCGACGTGTCGGCGATCGCCCGCGAGTTCGGCGGTGGCGGCCACGAGCACGCCGCCGGCTTCCGCTGCGATCGGGTGCCGGTCGATCGGGTCGCGAAGGTCGAAAGCGTCGTGGTGCCGATCTCGAATCCGCAGCAGAAGGACGATCAGGTCGTTGCGTTCCGGGCTCCCAACCACGACCTGGTCGACGAGCTCGAACGGATGCTAGCCGAGGCGAACGAGGGCCGGCTGCGAGGCCTGCTGTTCGTCACCTACCGCAATGGGACCGACAGCTTGCGGTTCGGCAACATCGGAGCCTACGCGCTCTCTGATTTCGCGCTGGGCATCAAGTTGATGGAGCTGGAGCTGGACTCGATCATCACGCACGAGCGCGGCTAGGCTCGCTCCATGGCGCGCGACTTCTATCCGGGCTGCAAGGTTCGCCTGAAAGTCAGGCTCGACGACGGTGTGTTGCGACCGCCGATCCCCTCGACCGCAGTGCCGTCGCCGGCAGGCGCCGAGTCGTTCCCACAGGACGTCGCATCGGACGTGCTCGTGATCCCCAACTACGAGGTGATCGAGTGCGTCCCCAACACCTGCAGCGTCGAGCTCAACTCGTACCGCACCGCCGACTCGGCCAAGTTGGAGATCGATTTCACGATGCTGCCGTTCGATCCGCGGCGCATCCGAGCGGTCACGGTCGAGATCTTCGGTGGCGTGTTCACGCCCGACGAGTGGGCGCGAGCCAACGGGCCCCTCGATGCGCCGGGCCTCGTGCTGCCCGACGTACCCGGGCCGCTGACGGCCGTCATGAGCTCGCACGGGACCGCGACCAACCTGCTGTTCCAGGGGTTCGCTGATGACGTCGACCTCGAGCTCGACCCCAACACGCAGACGATCAGCATCAACGCGCGAGACCTGACCGGCGAGCTGCTCGACGCCGAGGTGCCGCCCAACGTGGTGAAGGACATCCTGTCGATGCTCCCGCTCGACCTCGTTATCCAGTTGGTGCTGACCGGCGATGGCGTGCCGGTCGAGGAACTGTCCCGGCGCTTCGGCGTGCCGGGCTATCGCGGGATCATGGTGATCAACGATGTCAGGGACGACGCCGGCAACATCGTGCCGCTGCCGACGATCGCCGACATCAAACCCAAGTCGTGGGTCGACTCGCGCGGCACGGCGAAGCGCGGCCGCAAGCGATCGCCCGGCAACGCGCAGAAACAGTCCTACTGGGACTGGATCTGCGACGTGTGCACCGAGGCCGGCCTGCGACCGTACATCCGGCAGGGCACCGTCCCGGTGAATTTCCCAGGCGCTGGCATGATGCTGCCGGCCGCCGAGCTCGTGATCACCAACCCGCGGACCTACTACCGCTCGAGCACGACGACAGGCGCCATCGATGCGCTGCTGACCCCCGCCCAGGTGCGGCAGTTCATCTGGGGGATCAACTGCGACAACATCCGCATCGACCAGAAGCTGAAGAAGATCAGGGTGCCAACGATCCGCGTCGTGTCGTTCGACACGAGCACAGGCGAGCGAGTCCAGCGGGACTACCCGCCGATCCCCGTCAACAACCGGCCGAGCGCGTCGGGGAAGGGCGAGCGACGCGAGGTAAAGGTCTTCACGTTCAACGCGATCGACGGTCTCACGCGCGTGCAGCTCGATCGCTACCTCGATGCACAGGCGCGGGCGATCTACGAGGAGCTTGGCCGCGGCGACACCAACGTCGAGATCGAGACGAGCACGCTCGCCGCGTTGCCGATGAACTACAACTCGCAGACTCGCGCCGACATGTTCGCGATGCGGCCGAGCGATCCGCTGCTGGTGCTCGTGCCCGGGCAGGACATCGACCAGGGGATCGTGGCGACCGCCGGCAAGCTCCTCAACGCGAGCCTGGCCGAGCGCGTGCTGGAGATCCGCAAAATGGGCTACGACCCGAAGACGGCGGCCTTCCTCGCGCAGGTAGCTGATGCTCCGTACCTGCAGCAGGAGTTTCGGACCAAGCGGGTCAATTTCGACTGGCAGATCTCGCGCGGCTGGGCGGTGAAGATCGAGGCGATCAACTACCTCGACACCCGCGACTCGACCAAGGCGATCGACCTCGCGTCGGGCCAGCCGCCGCTGTGAGTCGGGCGTAGGGCTCCGGGTGTTGATGCCCGCGGAAACGCTGCGTAGCGGCGCCGAGAGAGCCTGGCGAAACTGCCTCCTGATAGCGCCGGCGCGGCGGGCTCGACAACCGATTTGGACTGTGCGATTGTGCCGAACAAGCACAATGACGCAGCGCGGAGTAGGCCCAATAACTCGCCATTCACAATGTAGATAGTCGGCGAGGCGGGCGCGGCGAATATCCGATAATGGAGATTACGATGAGATTCTCGAAAACGGTAACCTGCACCGCGCAGCTTGCCGTTTCGCGGCCTTGCGCACTGCTGAAAAAACGAGTGTGCGAATCACACGATCACGCGCTTTTGCACAAAACCTCGACGGGCCCGAATCGAGTGATAGCGTCGAGTCGTGCGAATCGACGATGCAATCGCCGGATACCTCGAATACTGCGCGGTCGAGCGGAACTTCGCTCGCCAGACCATCGACGCCTACGCGAACGACCTCGGCAAGCTGCACGGCTACCTGACCAGCGTGGGCATCGAGGTGATGGCCGACGTCGGGCTCGAGCACCTGCGAGGATGGATCGCCGACCGAGTTGCCGCGGGTGACTCGACACGCACGCAGGCGCGGCGGCTGGCCTGCGTGTCGTCGCTGTTCGCCTGGCTGCGGGCCGAGGGCGTGATCGCAGCGCTGCCGACCGACGGACTCGCGTGGCCGCGCGACGAACTGCACTTGCCCGAGGTGCTGAGCCGCGCCGAGGTCGAGCGCCTGATCGCAGCACCAGGCACCGACACTCCGCTCGGCCTGCGCGACACGGCGATGGTCGAGTTCATCTACGCGACCGGGGCGCGCGTGTCCGAGACGTGCGGGCTCGAGTTCGGCGCTCTCGACCTCGAGCACGGAGTAGCGGTGCTCGACGGCAAGGGCAACAAGCAGCGCATGGTGCCGGTGCTCGGCCACGTCGCGCAGGCCCTCGCCGACTACCTCGAGCACGGCCGGCCCGAGCTCGCGGGCAAGCGAGGCAAGGGCCCGCGCGTCGACAACGTGTTCTTGAACCGCTGGGGCGGGTCGCTCAGTCGTAACGGCTGGTGGGCCAAGCTTCGCACGATCGCCATGGCGGCCGGGATCGAGCGGCCGATCTCGCCGCACCAGCTGCGCCACAGCTTCGCCACGCACTTGCTCGAGGGCGGCGCCGACCTGAGCGTGGTGCAGCAGTTGCTCGGGCACTCGTCGGTCTCGACCACCGAGATCTACACGCACCTCGATCAGCGGCACGTACGGTCGGCGTACGACAAGCACCACCCGCGCGCATGAGCTGGAATATCAGCGCGCCGCATCGGTTGCGGAGCGCATGGTGACTCGCCAAAGCCACGGCGACGGCCGGCACATGACCTTGGCCGAAGCCATCGATCGACGCCGTCGCTGGGCGGCATTTTGGGGTGGCGGCGATATGCTTAGGGCGTTCGTCGCCGTCATACACCGCCACGAGTCGCAGTTGGGTGAGTTCTACCCGCCCCAGGACAGGCGATATCTGTACACCGTCTGCCAAGCACGCGACCCTGCGCTCGATCGGCAATGCACAGCGCGTACGCACGAGCCCGATGACGTCGGTCTTCTCAACGGCGTCCCCGTGGCCATGTGCGCTCGATGCCGAGGTGACGCATGAGCACGGCGAGGCGATCCGGCACACCCAAGCGCCTGCGCTGCGGCGAGCCGCTCAAAACCAAGACCTGCTCGCGCTCGGCCTGGTGGCCAGGCGGCCGCTGCCCGCAGCACGGCTACGGAGCGAGCACGTTCTCCGACTGGGTTCGCGGCCTCGACCGGCGCGAGGCCGGTCCCGGTACGGTCGAGCTGTTCGTGCGGTTCGTCGATCGGCACTGGGGCGACGGCGACCACTGTGGGCCGGCGATCACGTGGGACGTGTCGAGCCTGTCCGGTCTGCGGTGGGTCAGGCACGTGGGAGGCGTGATCACCCCCGCCGAGCTCATGGTGGCCGCCGATCAGCTGTCCGAGGAGGGTGTGCTCTCGTCGTTGCTCGCCACGCGGGTACACAAGGCCATCGCGGATGCGCTGCGCTACCAGATGGCGCTGGACGGGACCGCAGCGCGGGTGGCCGAGGTCGCGGCGGGTCTGCGAGATCATGATCTCGCAGCGATGGCCTGCGATGGCTACGTGTTCCTCACGCTGGCCGACGCCGAACTGCTGCTCGAGCGGCTGAGCGCTCGCGCCTGATCAGCCATCGTCCAGCACGTCTTCGGCGGTCACAAGCCGCAGCCCGCGATCCTCCAGTTCGGACTTCGGCACGCCGCGGGCCTTGGCCTGCGTGGCACACGGCACGCACATGACCTTGGATGAGGCTGTCAGCTATCGACGGGTTCCCAGACGGTGACGGTCTTCTCGCACGGCTCGACCTTCACCGGCGCGCCCGCGGGCTCGTGGTCGTCGCTGCTGCCCTCGTCAGCGATCAGCATCGTGACCGCGTAGTGCTGGCCGCTCGCGGTGTGGCGATAGACTCGGGTGACCTCCAGCGACCAGCGGTGCTTGTCGCCGTTCTCCTCGTGCACGTACTGGCGATCGAAGTCGGGGTGATCGCCGTAAAAAATCTCGTGGGTATCGGCTTCGGTATACTCGCTCATACGGCCGAAGCCCCGTCGCTCGGCTCTCGCTGCGTTCGGGGCTCCGGCTCAGTCGGGTCTCACACGGTCGACCTCCCGGTTCGTGGCGCCTGTTTCCCGCGGGTCGCTTCGCGTGCGGCGTGCCGCTGTGTTCGAGCTCAGCGCTTCATGCCGCGCAAACGGCCAAGCGCCGTCAGTATTCCTCGGGTTCGTACTCGCGCAGGTGCTCGCCTTCGGGCAGGGGGATCGCTGCTCCTTCTTGTCGACCGTGATCGAGTAGACCTTGCCTTCCGGGTCGAGCCCGAGCCCCCACTGCCCCGGGTTGCGGGAGTGAATGGCCCGGGCCTGTGCGAGCCGGACCGCTCATGCGCTCACTCCTCGGCAGCCTGCGAACAGCGGCCCGAACTCGACGAGTTCGCACCGCGGCGACGCCCAGATCACCTCGCCGTCGCTGCGCCACTCGTGCCGCGACCAGCCGTGCTCGAGCAGCTCGTCGTGCTCGTGGTGCTTCCCGCAGAGCACGATCCGCAGCAGCGGATCATCGCCGTTCTCGATCGCCCACGCTCGAACCTCGGCGCTCAGCGTCGGCGAGTCCTCGCGGTAGAGCCTCTTCGATCGCATCGCGTGGTCGTACGGCGGGTCGAGGCTCACGCCGGTCAGCCCGTGCGAGGTCGTGACCGCCGGCGTCGTGACGCGCCGCCAGTCGCCGCAGGTGATCCGCACCCAGCGAAGCCGGTCGGCGAGCGCCGCGAAGTATTCGCGCAGGCGCTCGCGGTTCTGGCTCGCGTTTATGCCAACGCCGTAGCCGACCCCGGTTCCGTCGCTCCCGCGCAGCAGCGGCAGCTGGCGCTTCGTCACGCCCTGCCCTGCGTGGCTCAGCTGCGGACGAGACACCCACGGCCGAGCCACGCCGCGGCCCTCTTTGGGCGCGTCGCCGTGGCCGATCAGGTCCGGCCGCTTGCGATGGGCCTCGCAGCCCCAGCCCGAGCCAAGCCAGCACGACCGCCCCCACACCCACCAGGCCGCGAGCTCGACGTCGTGCGCCTTTGGATCGCCGCGCAGCAACTCGACCAGGTCCGGTGCGCGAGCGATCAGCAGGTCATGAGCAGCGTGCAGGGTCGCCTCGTGCACCGGGTGGTCGCACAACTCGGCCATCGCCTCGGGCGAGTAGACGAGCGCTCGCCAGGCGTTGACCACGAGACCATCGGCGTCATTGACCGTCTCGACTTTGGCCGGCTGCGAGCGGCCGAGCAGCTCGCCCAGCGAGCCCGCGAACGGGATCACGAGGTTGTTGATCGGGCCCATCAGCTGCTCGATCAGCGACGCGCTCGCGAGCTTGCTGCCGTAGTAGGGGAACGGGGCTCGCAGTCGCGTGCTCACGGCCACGGCCCAACCGCAGTTCGGCCTCGCTATTCCGGCGACAGCTGGTCGACCAACTGTCGCGCCCGAGCTCGCGCTTGGTCGGCGGGCTTGCCCTCGCGCTCGAGCTGCTCGACCTCCCGCAGGGCGTGGGCACACTCGATCACCGTCGCGCCTTTCTCGGCCGGTTCCGCGTTGATGGCCGAGCCCACCGCCTGCACGCTGGAGTCGAAACACGCGGCCGCCTGCGAGGGCGACGGGTTCGCGAACGCCGGCACGCAGTTGAGCACCGCGTCGGCGATGCTGCGGCCATGCGCATCGAGAAAGCCGAGGACGCCGGCACAGCCGGTCAGCACCATGGCCAGGCACAGAGCGAGCACGGATAGAACGGTCGAACGCATCGACCCAGCGTACAGCAGCCCGCGCGCGAGCGGTGGTATCCAAGACCCGATGGCTACGAATTTCAGGCGCCGCGCTCCGAACCTCGCTCCTGATGCGACCAACATCCGCCGCATGCTCGCGCCACCACAGCGGCCGAGCTGCGACCTGGCGACGGTCGGGCACACCGACAGCCTGACCGGGCTGCCCGAGACCACGCCGGCATGGGTGCGGATCGAGCAGGGTGAGTTCCTCGTCGAGGTCACCACGGCCAACGGCGACGAGCTGATCGCCCGGATCGGCAGCGACGTCGACTACCTCGCGCTCAGCTACGGCTGCCAGGTGGTGGTGGTCTACCCGGACGGCGACGAGACGCTCGCGACGATCGTGGCGCGGCTGGGCGACCTCAAGCGGCCGGTGCCACCAGTAGTGGCCGGCGTACAGACGGGCGCAGCTGCAGCGGTGGCCAAGGGCCTGCACGTGCCCGCGCCCGCGTGGACATTCACTCGTCTGCCCGACGGCCAGCTGATGGCGATCGAGACCGGGCTCGGCGGCGACTACCTCGTGCACAGCGGCGGCTCGGTCGAGATCAAGGCCGCGCCGACGGGAGCGATCCACCTCAACGGCCGGGTTGCGCTCGGCGAGGGCCCGACCAGCCCACCGTTCGGCGGCACGGTCTCGGCTGCCGGCACGACGATCCCCGGGGTGCCGGCAGTGCCTGCGATCGACACCCCGTACACGCCAGCACCCGCGCCGCCGCAGACGATCGTTCCGTTCGTCGGCACCGAGCACGCGATCCTGCGGGCCAAAGACGATATCCAGTCGTCGATCACCATCGACCCCTATTTCTGGGCGTGGGTCACAGCGGTCGGCACCAACCCGATGATCGCCGCGCTCGCGGGCGCTCCTCCGATCGCCCTGCACTCTCGCGTCGGTGGCCTCAACGGCCCCGGATGTCCGCACACGGCTGCCGACCAGCAGCCACCGGCGTAGCTCTCGGGTATGATCGCGTGATGGACAAGCTGAAAAACATTGACGTCGCCGGCGTAGCTCTCGGGCTATCCATGCTCCTGGGTGAGTTCTCGACCTGGCTGATCAACAACAGCAGCGCGCTCGCCATGATCCCGACTTGGGCGTACGTGGCTGCATTCGTCGTCGCTGCAGCGTGGCGGTACAGGCTCGAGCAGTCCAAGGACCCCATGAAATTCCCCGAGCTGACGATCATGGAGAGGGCGGCCAAGGACGAGTTCATTCGGCTGGTGGCCCAGGGCGTGCCCGTCGGTGAGGCGTTGAGCCGCGCGAAGCAGGCCGCGATCGATCGCGGTCGATGAGCCGCAACCTGGTGGTTGCAACGTTGGTGGACGCGAGCCATCATCCGGCGATGGCTCGGTCTCCAACAGCAACGATGACGGTTTCTGGAAGCTACTTCGACGTGCACGCCCCGAAGGCTGCGGACGTCCGGCTGCACGACATTGAGCACGCGCTCGAACGAGAGCAGCGATTCGCCAACCACACGAACGCGCCCTACGAGCTCGGTGGCCCGGCGACCGTGGCCGCTCACGTTTTCCGAGTGGCGCGGATCGGGTGGCATCTGTGGACCGAGCTGGTCGAGTCCGGCCTCGCTATGCCGGCTGGGACGGTCGCAGGCACCACCGTGCGCGACCGCATCGAGTTCACGGTCGCGCTCCTGCTGCACGACGCGGCCGAGGCCTATATGCGGGATATCCCAGCGCCGCAGAAGACCGACCGCCGCCGCAAGCTCGAGCGACACGTGCTCGCGGCGATCATCGACGCGGTAGCGAAACCCTACCAATCGGTGCGGATATCCGAGTGGATCTACACGCCAGCGCGAGGGCTCTGTGATTGCATCGCGATGGCCCAGGAGGCGTTGCTGTTCCAGCCCGGCGCGAGCGACTGGGCGTTGCCGCCCGAGAGCGCGAGCGGCCTCGCCGTGACGCGCTCGCTGATCGCCGAGACGCTGCCCCAGTTCTGGCGCGGCCGGCAGAGCTTGTCGTTCGTCGTGACCGAGTTGCTCGAGCTCTCGGAGGCGGTCGGCGATCCGGCCCACCTCCGGCGCAAGCTCGACAAGCCCGAGAACCCCGAGCAGTGGGCGATCGACAAGGTCGCCGAGATGATCGGCTGGGTACCCTGAGCCCATGGCTACGATCCGACAGCTTCTCGACGCCGGATTCACCGTCGACCCCGACGACGCCCAGGAGCAAGACAAAGCGATCCTCTGGGCGCGGGCGTTCTACCGCTCGCTCGGACAAGACGTGCCGACCATGCTCGGCACTGCGCTCGCGCTCGAGCCTGCGATCGTCGAGCTCGACGTGGCCGCCAACACGGCGAAGCTCGACGAGCGAGCGTCGGTGCTGCTCGTCGAGGCGACCGCCGGCGACACGACCGGAGTACTCACGCGCTCGCTGGTCGCCACCGGTCCGGGATTCGTGAAGGTCTCGTTCGTGGGCAACGAGACCGTGCTGCAGTTCGATGCCACCGACGCGGTCACGAAGTGCTCGGTGATGGTTCTGCGTGCGCCGGCGGACCTGCTCGCGGTGTTGGCTGAGCAACTGGAATAGCAGCAGGCGCCGGGTGTTGGCGCAGCGATGCCTGACGCCCGGACATACGTTGTAACGATTCGCTCAATTTGGCCGCCACACGAGCAGGGCAATCCGGAGGTCATGGACCTTCGGGTTGGCCTCGACGGCAACGAGTACCTGCTGCGGCTGGTGTTCGAGCATGGCGGATCCTACGGCTGGCTCTGCGCGCTCGTGAAGATCGTGGGCCACCCTCGCAAGCTCTACGGCGGCGAGCTCAAGGTCGACGTCGCCGACGGCCAGATCGTCGGCTTCCGCGACACGGAGAATCCCTATCTCGTGCTGCGTCCGCCGATGCAGATCCGGGACGTGTTCGGGGCAGGCGAGACGGTCGAGTTGACCGAGCCGCAGAAGGAACCAGAGCCCGATGAGCTGCTGCCCGGTGGCCACCGTATGTGGATGGTCGACCGGATGCCTCCCCACCTGTGGCGTCCGATCTTCACGGCGCCCGAGGGCGAGGTGATCGACACCAGGATCTGGGACCCCGAGCATGGCGAGCAAGAGCGACGGCTGCTCGTCCGCAAGTCGGAGTTCTTTCTGCCCGGCCGCTCCGAGCCCGTGAGCTACACGCCAACCTCATGGAAGCCAGTCAAGACGGCGCTCGACGAGGGCAAGTGAAGCCGAGCAGCAACAAGCCCCGGCTCGCGCCCAAGCGGAAGGGCAGCAGCAACACCGTCAAATACCAGCCCTCGCGCGAGACCAGGCTCGCCTACCGGGACCTGCGGTCGTGCTACTGCCTGGCCGACTTCCTCGCGCTCGAGCACGCGAGCAGCCTGCGGCCGAAGTCGCCGGGCTGCTAAGATCGCGGCCGTGGCCGCTGCCTCGATCGTGATCACCCAGCCCGGCAACTCGATCCCCGTCGGGGTGCCGGGCCGAGCTCGTGACGACCTGCTCCTCGGTCAGCCGGTGGTGCTGCGCAACGCCAACGACGAGGGCGTGACCACGTGGCGGTGGCGGCTGCTCGACGTCCCTCTCACGTCCACCGCTGCGCTGTCCTCATCGACCGGCCCGCAGACGCAGTTCGTGCCCGACGTCGCCGGCACCTACCTGGTGCGGCTCGAGGTCAACGGCGCGACCGAGGGCGAGGTGCAGACGCTGGTGGCTGCGGTGCCCGACGCCGATGGCAACCGATACCCCGCAGCTGGCGAGATTGGCCCGCACGCGAACTACCTGGTCAGCGGCTCGCCGAACGAAAAAGGCTGGGCGAAGGCGGTCGAGTCGCTGTTGCGCCGCCCGAGTTCGCCACCGACGGCGGAGTACGTGATCGCAACCCCCAACGCCGATCTGCCCAACGCGAGGGTGCCAGCCCCGTCGGCCACGGTCGGCGTGGATCTGTCGAAGCCCGGCGAGATCTCGTGGAACACGATCAGCTCCGTTGCGTCGCGCGAGTTCGACTTCACCCAGGAGCCCGACCAGCTGATCGTCGCGGACGGGACCTACGTGTTCGGCGGGCTGAGCTGGACCGCGGCCAACGTCGCCAACAGCACCGTGTTCGAGAACAGGCATGGCCAAGGACTCACGATCAAGGCGGCGTCAGGATCGAGCCGGGGCTGGGCCGGCCCCAACGCCACGGCCCTCGCACCCGGGATATGGATCGACATCGAGGATCTGCTGGCCGAGGTTCGTCGCTACCGCAGCACGCTCGAGCTGTGGTTTCAGTTTTCTGACGTCAGCGTCCCGGCTACAAGCAACACCGTGATCGCCGGGTTGTGGTCAGCAGAGGGCACCGGGTATTCGGGCGTCACCGTAGCGACTGGCTACCGCAACCGAGCGGGGCCCGGACCGATGCTCCAGACCTCGGGCAACCACGCGGTGAGTGTCGACGGGTCGCTGGCCAACGATGCGGTGGTGCTCATGATCCCGAGCGAGGGGACGGTGCTCGCGTACTCGGGCGAGTACTCCAACGGCTGGCCAGCTGAGGATGCATTGGTACCCTCGGCTCGTAACTACGGCTACGGAACGACCACCATCACCGCGACGCACCTGGTTCGTCGGCCGGGTGCTCGCCTCCTGTTCGCGGTGGCGACCAACTCCAGCTCGGGTGACCCCGAAGCCACTCTGCGCAAGCTCGAGATTCGCGTTGGCCCTGCGCTGCGCGGGCACTGACGTACACTCGTCGCGTGGCGAGCATCGAGCAGATCCGGTCCCCAGCTCAGTACGGCCTCACGGTGATCCGCGGCGACTCGTTCGAGCTCGCGTTTCGCCTCGTCGACGCTGCGACCGGATCGCCGATCAGCCTCGCGGGTTGGACCGGGTTCGCGGCGGTCTACGTGGCGCCCGGCGTCGACGCGACGCTGCTCGAGCTCGGCGTCGACGTCTCGCAGGATGCAGCTGGCCAACCCGGCGCGGGCCTGGTCACGATCAGCGCCGAGGAGGCCGACACCAAGCTCCTGAGCTCGGGCGTGTGGAGGCTGGCCCTGCGATCGGGCAGCAGCAGCAAGACCGTCGTCGCGGGCGAGTGGTGCGTCGTGGAGCCCTACGCCGGCGGTGCCTACCAGGCGAGCTGCTGCGGGCCTGGCTGCGGCCAGCGAGCATCAGCGCCGGGATCCTGCGGCTACAGCGAGACGCTGGGGGTCGAGATCCCGTGCGGCTCGAGCAGCGCGAGCGGACCCTCGGCGCCGGCGGTGGGAGAGGTGACGATCAAGATCGGCTCGGCGTGCTCCTGCTAGCAGGGCGCGTCGAGCAGCAGGGTCGCGCCGAGGTCATGCGGTTTGCCTCTGCCGCCGGTAATCGCCGAGGTCGATCGTGGATTCCGAGCTGGCGGGATCCTCGATCCGTCCGGTCTCGTGGGCGTACTGCATGAGCAGCTCGCGGAGGATCTTGCGAGCCCGATGCAGACGGCTCATGACCGTGCCGATCGGCGTTCCCATGATCTCCGCGATCTTCTTGTAGGGGAGACCCTCGTAGTCGGCCAGGATCACCACCGTCCGGTACTCCTCCCTCAGCGACCCAATCGCGTCGAGGATGCGCTCGCGCTCGTGCTCGGTACACACGCCCTCCTCGGGGCCGGGAGGACGCCCGGAGTAGGCCACCGCAGCGACCGGGCCAACCGACAGCATCTGCGATGCCACGCACTTCGAGAGCCGCCTGCGGCGACCCTCGCGGTGATAGCCGTTGATGAACGTGTTGCGCAGGATGGTGAACATCCAGGCCTTGATGTTGGTGCCGGGCTTGAAGGTGTCCCAGAAGCGATAGGCCCTCAACACCGCGTCCTGCACGAGGTCTTCGGCCTCAGCCGGATTCCTCGTCAGACGGGCGGCTGCACCGTAGAGGCTGTCGAGCAGCGGCAGCACGTGCTGCTCGAAGTCGCGGCGAGTGTTGGTGGTGGGGTGAGCGATGCTGTTGCTATCGGGATCGGTAGGCATGGTCGGCACGGTACAGCTGATAAGATCAGGTTGCAACCAATAGGTTGCGCAGCTAGGTTGTTCGCCGTGGATGACCTGTTTCCCGAAGATCTGAGCAGCGCTAGGGCACGCGCGAAGGCACGCGCGGAGCAACAGCGGGCCACGCACGCGAGGCTCCGCGAGCACGAGGCCGACTTCACGCCCCGTCCCGTCGTGAGGGCCATCCTCGAGTGGTACCTAGCCAACGTGCTGCGGGTTGCCGGCCTCGCGAATGGGCAGCGCTACCTCTACCTCACCGGCGGATCGGTGGCGACGAGGCCTTCGAGCGTGCTGCGGATCCTCGACGCCTGTGCCGGCGCGGGCGTGTGGGCGAGCGAGGTTCGGCGGCTGTTCATGTTGCTCGGCGTCGATGTCCACATCACCGCGATCGAGCTGCGCGAGGAGGAGGCTCCACACCTGCGACGCCACGCCGACCGAGTCGTGATCGGCGACTGGCGAGCGTTCGTCGAGTCGTGCAAGCGCGACGGGACGCGCTTCGATCTCGTCGTCGGCAACCCACCGTTTGCCCTCGCGCGCGCGCCCGAGATCAGCCGCACCGAGTGCGACGTCGATGCCTCGATGCCGGTGATGCTTGCGGACATCGCCAGCCTCGTGATCCTGTACAACAGCCAACAGGCATGGACGAAGACCTCGCGCGGCTACGAGGTCCGTCGTCGCTTCCCGCCGGCGTACGCGGTGGACGTGCCGGGCTCGATCAACCACCGGTCCGGCGTGAACCCGGAGAACGACAAGCGCTACGCCGCGGACAAGATCCCCTACTCGGCGTGCCTCTGGCTCGGTGCTCCCGCGGGCCCGCACGTCGGGCTGACGCCGACCGGGATGATCGAGCCGATCGACGGCCGATCGTGGCGGGAGGACCTGCGCCCAGGCGCCGAGCCGGACGAGTGGCTCGCGGCGAACGGCATACCCACGGTCGAGGGCGTCGTGGAACATATCGCCGCGGCGTAGGTTCGGCCGCAGGCATGCCTGCACCTCGGGTTTACAAGGTCGTCACGTTTTTCTGCGGGCTCGGAGCCAAGACGCTCGGGTTGCTTCGAGCTCGGTCGCGTGCGGGCTCGCGGTTCGAGTCGATCGGCGCGTTCGATGTTGACCCGATCGCGGTCGCCGACTTCCAGCTGCTGACCGGTGCGCTCGCGCAGCTGGTCGACCTCGGCAAGATCAAGCCGTGGGAGATGGCCAAGCGCTGCGAGGGGGTGCCCGACGTCGTCGTGATGAGCCCGCCATGCAAGGGCTTCTCTGGCTGCCTGCCCGAGAGCACGAGCAAGCAGGAGAAATACGAACTGCTCAACAAGCTCGCCTACGACTCGGTGAAGCTCGCGGTGAAGTCGTGGCCGGGGCAGATGCCCAAGTTGATCCTGCTCGAGAACGTGCCGCGCATGCTCAACCGCGGCAAGACGTGGCTCGCCAAGATCAAGACGCTGCTTCGCAAGCACGGCTACGAGATCAACCTCGAGCCGCACGATTGCGGAGAGTGGGGCGGGCTTGCCCAAAAGCGCGAGCGCTTGCTGCTCGTCGCTCGCTTGCGCAGCGCCTGCCCGAGCTATCTGCTGAGGCCGCCCAACCTCGGGCTGCGTCCGATGGCCGAGGTGCTCTGGCAGCTCCCGCCGCCGGTGCCGGGCTCGACCGCCGGCGGTCCGCACCATCGTCTGCCCAAGGTCAACACGCTCAACTGGCTGCGCCTCGCGTCGATCCCCGCGGGCCAGGATTGGAGGTGCATCCCCGAGCGCGTGCGCCTGGTCGACGTGGACCCGCGGTTGCCTGCCGACGATCGCCGACACGCAGGCAAGTACGGCCCGCAGGATCCGAGCCGGCCAGCGCACGCGGTGATCGGCGAGGCACGCACGGGCAAGGGCTGGTCGGACATCGCCGACCCGCGATGCGGCGGCAACCCGCAGGGCCGGCAGAGTGGGCTCCATGGCGTGTGCTCGAGCAACGGGCCGAGCCACACCGTCGTCGCAGCGGCTCGCGCTGGCTCGCACAGCTGGGCGAGCGTGACGGACCCTCGGCTCGGCGAGCGACCGAGCCGGCAGAATGGAGGCTTCGGCGTCAACGATCACGAGCAGCCCGGGCACGCCGTGCTCGCCGAGGGCTCGGTGCGCAATACGTGGTCGAGCGTCGCCGACCCTCGCAGCACGCAGCGCTTCCCCGGATGCATCAACACGGGCGCGCTCAGGCATGCCGATGGGTCCATCGATCCGCGTAGTACGTGCTCGCGATTCGAGGACGCGATCGGGATCAGCGACGTCGGCAGGCCCTACAAGACGCCGGTCATCGGGCACCAAAAAATCGAGAATAGTCCGAGCTCGGTCGCGGACCCCCGGGTGACCGAGCAGAACCGAGGCAATTTCGGAGTCCAGGATCCGCGAAGGCCCAGCGCGGTCATTCGCGGATCGCATCGGCCGAGCACGTCGCCCGCGAGCATCGCCGACGATCGGCAGTTGTTCGCCCCCACGCACGAGCTCGTCGCTGGCCAGCCATGGACTGGTGACCGCGACGCGTGGACGCGCGGCGATTTCTGGCTCGTCGGCCCACCGGTCAAGATCGCCAAGGGAGCGCGCGGCAGCTACCTGATCATCCGCGCGCCCGATGGGACCGTGCACCGCCCGATGACCACGGCCGAGCTCATGCTGCTGCAGGGCATCCCCGTCTGGCATCGGCCCGGCGACCCGACCCCGCTCGAGCTGGGCGATCCGAGTGGTCAGTGGGTCCAACTGGGCGGGTCCGATGCCCTGGTGCGCGAGCACGTCGGTAACGCGGTCCCGGTCGACACCGCCCTGGCGTTCGGCGAGTCGATGCTCGAGCTTCTCGACCTCGGTGCCGAGGAGACGTTCAGCTTGAGCTCGGGCGGCATCTGGGTGCGCGAGCACTCGCTCGCGGAGCTGGCCGCATGACGCTCGACGAGCAGCGCCGAGTCGATCGTGAGTACTGCAGGCTCCGAGCTCGCCGGACCGCCAACCGTCGCGTGTTCGAGGTCCTGCGCAACGGCCAGCCGACCGAGTTTGTGGTGCATCGAAACGACCGCGAGCCGCCGGGCAGCGATCGGCGGTGGGTGCTGCTGCTCCGCGGCGAGCGAGTCGACGAGCGGGACAGGCTCGCCGGCTGCGTCGAGGAGGTCGCTCGGCGACTCTCGGGCGTGCGCCCGCTCGAAGGACGTCGCGTAGACTGAGCGCGTAGACTGAGCGCATGCCCGGATTCGGTCTCAACCAGTGGGGCGTCGGTCCGTTCGGCGGCGCAGGCACGATCAGCCTGATGAGCATCCGCGTGCGTGGGACCAACGAGCTGCTCGCGACCTTCGATGCTCCGCCGCGGTGCTTCGATCCGCTCGGGCTCTACGATGCCAAGAACGTCCGCAAGTGGAGGATCATCGCCGTCGATCCGCGGATCCCAAGCACTGCCGATCCGAAGCGGCTGTACACGCCGCCAGGAGCCGTCGTGCCGACCAAGCAGGTGTGGATCGGCGAGGTGCTCGAGGTCGCCGACCAGCCGACGCAGCTGCGCCTGCGGACGGTCCCGCAGTGCGAGCCCGGAGTGACCTACGAGGTGACGCTCGGCGGGCTGATCCTGGGCCACCAGTGCGAGGTTCTTGCTGGTCCCGCGAGCGACAGGTTCGTCGGCCGCGGCCATCCTCCGGTGCCGCGCGGGCGCATCACCTCGCGCGATCCCTACGTCGACTGGGCCAACCCGTTTTGGCGAGGCGGTGCCGAGGGGCCGGGCTACTGGACGATCAACTCAGCCGGCGAGATCGAGCTCGCGGATGGTCTGGAGTCGCTCAAGACCCGGGTCTACCGGCGTCTGGTCACCGTCGCTGGCGGGTTCGCGTTCCTCGGCCGCAGCTACGGCACGCAGCACCACATCGGCGCCCAGATCCGCCAAGACACCCTGCAGCGGCTCGCGGTCACGATGCGCGAGCAGGTGAGCCAAGAGCCCGACGTCCGCAGCTGCTCGGTGATCGCCTCGCTCGTGCGCGCCGAGGGTCAGCAGATCGTCGAGGTGCAGGTCACCGTGCAGCGGATCAGCGGTCGCCTCGAGCCACCGCTGCTCTATCGGCTTCCGGCCTGACCGCCGAGCTCGTCGCGGTAGACTGGCGACGTGGCGACGCTCCCCGACTACGACGATCTCCGACGTGCCGCGATCACGGAGGCGCTGACCCAACCCACTCCGCTCACGCGCGAGATCATGGAGACCGATGGCTCCGAGGTCGGCACCGCGATCTCGATCGGCGCTGCGATGGCCGAGGAAGTCGCGGTCTACGGGCAGGCGACGATCAACGAGACTCGCCTGGCCACGGCCGCGAGCCAGGGCGATGAGGCGCTCGAGCAGTGGGTGGCTTCGCAGTACGGGTTCACCAGGCAGGGGCCGACGTCGTCGGTCGTGACGCTCGTGTGGCGACGACAGCCGAGCGCCAACGCGGTGACGATCCCTCGCGGGTTCGCGGTGATGACCCCCGACGGCCAGACGTTCGAGACCGAGGATGACGTGGTGATCCCAGGCAGCGGGCAAGCTCGCGGTCTCGCGGTGTCGCGGTCCACGGGACTCTCGACCAACGTCGCAGCCAACACGATCACGATCCCGCAGGGCGAGTTGCCCGACTCCACGATCACCGTGACCAACACTGAGCCTGCCGCTGGCGGTGGCCCAGGTCAGAGCCTCGAAGAGTTCCAGGCGCTCGCGCAGGGCTTCTTCGAGGCGGCGCCTCGCGGCACTCGAGCTGCGATCCTGCACGGTGCTCTGCGGACGCCCGGCGTAGCACAGGCAAACGTGACCGAGTTTCTCGACAGCCACGGCTGGCCCAACGGGCGAGTGCAGATCGTGATCACGGGCCCGAACAGCCAGGCCAACCGGGCGCTCGCCTCCCGCGTTGTCGAGCAACTCGAGGAGTACCGCGGGCTCGGAGTGCCCTGTTTCGTTGGCGCTGGCCAGCCGGTCTACGTGCAGATCGTGATCAGCGGCCTGCAGTTCGCGGCAGGCTCGAGCACGGCGAAGGTCCTCGACCAGGCGCGCCGCTCGATCGTCTCGGCCATCAACCGGCTGCAGCCGGGCCAGACGCTCGAGCAGGCGCTGATCGTGGCGACGCTCAAGGGGATCGACGGGCTGATCGTGCCGCATGGAGCGGTGGTCGAGCCCGCCGGTGACATCGTGCCGCAGTCCAACATCGAGGTGCTGCGGACGACGCTGGATCGGGTGCTGCTCAACCAGTAGTCACCTCGACACGATCGCGCAGGCCGACTCGCCGACCCAGCGACCTTTCTGCCACTGACCGGTGCTCAACCGAGGGTCGAGCCACGGCGTGGTGCCGCTTGGGCCGTGATGCCGAACGAGCCCGAAACGCACGTCCGCCTCGCTCGTGAACTGGCCAACGGACTCCGCAACGAAGAGCCGGCCCGTGTCTTTGTCGAACGTGATCGACGGTCGGTCGACGGTCGTGCAGGTAGCGATCGCAGCCTCCACCGCAGCGGCGATCCTCGACAGTTTGTCGAGCCGCTGCACCCGGTAGGCCACCGGCTCTTCGGCGAGCTCGCGCGTGCGAGCGAGCGACATGTCGCCAGCCTGCATCAGCTTGCGATCCCGCATCGTGGTACGCATCGGCACCTCGGTGATCGTCGCTGCGCGCGACGACAGGTGGTGCGGGAGTATGCCCAGCACATGCCTGCCATCGACGTCGCTACCCCTCGCGTGGTCGAGCACGGGGGTGTCGCTGTCGACCACGCCGCGCTCGAGCAGCACGTCCACCAGCGCATCATGGCGCGAGCAGACGAGGTCGGGGCGAGGGCCCGAGTACTCCGCGATGGCGACGGTGAGAAACCGGACCGACTCGGGGTAGCTGCGGGCCCCCGGCGACGCGCTCAGGCGCGGACCCTCGCCGGCGATCCGCACGAATCGGGCTGCGGTTGTGCGGCGCGGGCCATCGCCCCAGCCGGTTCCGTCGACGAGTCCGAACCCATGATCGGACATGTACTCCTGCACCCACCCGCGTGGATTCCCAGCGTCGGCAATCGCGACGGTGTGACCGTCGGCGGCGTAGAACACATCGGCGTCGGTGGAATTGCAGGCTCGAACAATTGCGTTGGCGTACATTTGATTTGCTTTCTGCGGTCGCTTCACACCGCGCTCGCGCGCCGATGAACTCGACGATCGAGCGCGGGGCCGGAGCCCGGCAGGTCAGGTCAGGTCACTTTGGTGAGGAGCGCTGAACGGATCGCATCCTCGACCGACTCGCCTCGCTGCATCGCTCCGTACGCGACGGCATTGACCCTTTCGAACGGCTCGAGGCCGACGAGGGACGCCGCGGCGACAGCCTCGTGCACGAGCGCAACGTCGACCTGGTAGGCCGTAGCAATCCGTTGGACCGACGCCTCGAATTTCGCGGCCACGCGATGGCTGTCGCAGCAGACGTTAGGCAACACTGCGGCGGCCGCTATTATGCGGATGTCCTTTGTCTTGCTGCTCATGGTGTCCCTCAATGGCGCTGGCCGACGCCGGGCATGCCCCGGCTGCCGAGGTCCAGGGTCAAGATGTTGAGCACGGTGTGGGCGACACCGTGCTTCGGGGCCGTGCGAACGAGGTCGCCACGGCGGACCACCAGCTCGTCGCGCTCGACGTCTCGCGGGCCAACCTCGACTCGTATCGGAATGCCGCGCATCGCTTGGTCGCGGAACCTCTCGCCGACCGTCAGATAAGTCCTGAGGTCAATCTCGAACGTGATGCCCCACGATTGCAGGGCATCGCCGATATCCTCCGCCGCGGCCACGACGAGCTCGCGCTCGCCGACGGTGCGCCACCAGATCGGCGTGATGGCCACCAGCGGAGCCTCGATGCACCGGAGCAGCGACTCGATCGTCTCTTCGGGCCCGCCTGAAATGACGACGCGCCAGTCCGCCTCGAGGTCCGGGTTGCCGTCGTCGACCAGCGCGAACTCGTAGACCGCTGTGTCGGCGTGTCCGATCTCGCCGGCGTCCTGCTCCATCTGCATCGGGAACAGCCGCGAGCCTGGATAGCGGGTGAATGCGGTCGATCGCGCGAGCACGGTCCAATCGTGCATCGGCAGATAGACCCTCTGCACGCGCATCTGCTGATAGCCACGCGCTCGCAGTTGCTCGGCGTGGGTGACGACTCGAGCGAGGCCGGCCGGCACAGCATCGGTCGGCGAATGAAGGTGGCCGTCAATGACGACGATGTATTGCGGATTCTCGAACCACTGCTTTGGATATTGTCGGTCGAACGACCGCATCACGACCATGGTTGTCATGGCTGCGACTCCGCGGGGTGGTAGAAAGCGACTCCGTGGGAGGCGAGGAAGCGCTCGATCTGTTCCTCGGTCAACGTGCAGGTCCGCCGGCGCATTGCCTCGGCGGCGTAGCGGACGATCTGAGCGCCGAGCTCTGCGATCTCGGCCGCATGCTCGAAGGTGGCGCTGGCGTCGAGGGGATCGCCGCCAACGCGCTTGCGAATCTGCGCCGCGCTATGGCCAATGACCTGGGCAATGTGGCAGTCGTATTCGACCGGAGGCCGACGCGACTTCACGTGCTGTTTGGATAGTGCGCTTTCAATGTACGCTTCTGCGATTTTGTCGAACATGTGTCGTTACCCTTTCTTTCGCTTCGATTTATTCGGGGACGAAGGCAAGGTCAGAGCCGGATCGACGGATGCCCGCTGCGCATGTCAGCGAGCCCCGGTCATGATCGCTTGGTCCTTCGTTGGCGGCTTCGCGCCGCTCTCGATCGCCGAACACGTCGACGGCCGAGAGCGGGGCCGGAGCCCCGGGCGGTCAGGCTGAGCGGTTCGCCTCGATGTGCCGCGCCAGCAACCGGGCTACATGAGCCTCAGCCTCCCTCTCCGTGCCCCACTGCTCGCGCGTCTCCGCGAGATACCGCTCGACCGCCTGCTCGATCGGCTCGCCATCGCAGATCTCCTCAAACTCGCGCGTTGACTGATCTCCGACGTACTCGTCCCAGGCCTGGCTCGGCGTCAGGCTGCGCACGTGGTCCAGTTTCAAGGTGGTCATCTCGGTCATCTTCGATTTTCCTTCTTGGGTTGGGCGGTGGAACAGGATGGTGATCGGTTTATTTCAGCGCCGCAGCGGCCTCCGTTACGTGGGCCTCGATCTCGCCGATGATCGCGACGCGGTCGAGCCCGGCCCCCTCGGCAGCCGCGAGCGCGTCGATCACCCGGTCGCTCGCCCAGACCTCGAGCGGGGTGCCGCAGGTGGTGAGTGGGTAGTGACGGCGGATGGTGGGGCGGCCGTGGTCGGCGAAGAGGGTCACCTCGCCCTCGTAGGCCGCACCGCCGATGGTGATCACCAACTCGGCCTCGACGCCCTCGTCTGGTCCCGCATCCGAGAGCGCGCGGACGCTGGTGACCTCGACCTGCACCTCGACGTCCTCCTCGTCCTCCTCGGGCTCCCCCCACGCGGGGTTGCCCGCGTCGTTGCAGAGCTCGTCCCACCAGGCGGTGAGAAACTCGTCGAAACCCTCGAGCGGCTCGCTGTCGGCGAACGCCTCGTTGCGCTGGCCGTATGTGACGTCCACATAGGCGCCCGGGTAGATCTCGGCAAGGCGGCCGGCGACGTAGCCAATCCAGTCGCAGGGCTCCTCGCCGTCGTAGGCGGTGACAGTGGCGTTGATGGTGCGGATGGTGGTCTCGGTGGTCGTGGTGGTGGTCATGGCGGTGGTCCTGTGAGCGCCGCGCTCTCGATCTCGAGAGCGGCCCCGGCTTCCACGGGGCTGGGCCTGGGGGACCGTCAGGAGAGAGCAGCGATCTGGGCCTCGGTCAGCTCGATGCCGAGCGCCTCGAGCGAAACCTCGCCGGCCTCGATCTGCTCGAGCTGCGCGGCGGTGATCGGCACGATCACGTAGTCGGTCGGGACCTCTCCGTCGCTCAGATCGGAGGCGTCTTCGCGGGCCTCGGCCTCGGTGGCTCCGACCCCCCACACGACGGGGCTGATCCCGTCCGTGGCGATGGCGGCGAAGTGGGTGGTGGCGGTGGCGGTGGTGGTCATCTTCGGTTTTTCCTCTTGGCCCGGTCACTCCGGGCGACAGGGAGTATCTAGCCCCTCCCGCTGCGACGCGCAACTAAAAAGTTGCGGAAAAATGAAAAACGCCGTTTGGCCTACCCTGGTGGTTCTTTTTCGGGAGGTATCTCGGGCAGCGAATCGCGGAACCGCTGGAACGACCGCCACTGGTCTGGGGTCCAGTTGGGCGCGGGACCGCTCGCCGGTCCGGTCCCGGCAGCCCGCACTGCCTGCTGCCGAGCCTCGAGCGGGAGCTGCAGGAGCCCGCGGGCCCGCTCGATCTCCGGCGTGATGCCGCTGGCCATCTGCTCGATCTCCCGCTCGCGCTGGTACTCGGCTCGAGCTCGAGCAACGACGTCTCGCGAGAGCACCGACTCGGTTCGCCCCAAGCTCGCGTTGTAGCGGTAGCCGAACTGGTAGCTGCACGACGAGCAGCTCGCCGCGCTCGGGTCGGGATCGTCATAGCCGATGAACAGGCGCCGGTCCCTGCACCGCGGACAGAACAGCCGGCCAAGCGGGTGGAGCTGCACGCGATCACGATAGCAGGGCGCGGAGGCTGTTGGACCTCCGCGCCCGCTCGGTCAATCGCCCGCGGTGGGGGCGAGATTGGTCAGCGCCTCGAGGTCGCTCGCGTTGCGGTCGAGGTTGGCCGCGGTAGCGAGCGCAATGCTGGCGGCGTGGCAGTCGAAACCGCCGAGGTAGAAGCGCACGTTGCCGTTGGCGATGTCTTTGCGGACGTCGGCGATGCGGCGCTCGATGTGCTCGAGCTGGGCGAGCGCATCGGCGAGGGCCTCATCAGCGCGCCCCCTCGCAAGCTCGGCGCTGTGCCGGATCATCGCCGCGTAGTGCAGCGCATCGTTGGTGGTGTCGTGGTTGGCATTGAGGTTGGTCATGATTACGATATCTCCTGTTTTGCTTCTTGCCGGTTGGCCAATCCAACCGGGGTGACGGGTACATACCGTGGCCACCGCGGAAAGCAACTAGGAAGTTGCAGATTTCAGAGCGCGCAAGGGTCGACCCTACGCACGAGGAATGACCAGCTGATTCCAGCCATTTTCGCCTGGTCCAGATAGCGGGCAACCCGGCGATAGATCATCGCGGATATCCACGGGCTGCCATCGCAAAACGCGTAGTCGCATGCGCTACCGAAATAGGCGTCGGGTCCAGGCAGCCAGTAGACCGCCGGGCTATCGGCGAATGCACCGAACTGGCCGAGCGATGGCGGCGGCACGCAGCACCAAAAATGCCAACGATCGCCGCCAATATCCGAGAGCACCAATTGCGTGTCGTCGGTTGGGAATTGATGCCCGGGCTCATACATATCGCATGCGGCCACCAGGGTGGGTGCGAACTCGACTGGCGTATCGCAAAACAGACCCTTGAATGATTTTGCCAACCCTGGCTGCGTGTCGATCACGTCGCTCGGGATCCCGTACGGCTCGAGGATCCGCCTCACGCCGCGCCGGATCGCGTTGGGGCTCACGACCGCTGGCAGCTGCCGGATGCGGTGCCTGAAATCCTCATCGAGCTCGCCCGGCTCCTGCACGTAGCCGCGCTCGTCTCCAAGCAACCGCAGGTCGTCATCGCGGCCGCCGGCCGGCGCCGTCATGGACACGATCTCAACGCCCAGGTCGCGCCAGTCGAGGATCGACCACGACACCTCGCCGGGCGAGAGCTCGGGCTGCAGCGGGGCCTCGAGGTACGTGATCACCTGGCCCGCGAGCGGCTGCTGGCTGAGCGACGTGGTGGCGGTGCACCGCACCCGGATCCAGTAGGCCGTGATCCCGTCGACCGCCGTCGCCGCCCAGGTGGTGGCGCTCGTGTCCCAGCTGATCGAGCGCACGCCCTCGTCGGCCTGGAACGCGAGCGTGCCGTCAACGAGTCCGACCGGCTCGACCCACGCCGCACCGTCCCACACCTCGTGCACGAGCGTGTAGTCGCCATAGGCCCGCTGCGAGAGCGAGAACTCGATCTGCGAGAACTTGGATTGCGCGCCGACGTAGAGCGCGTCGCCAGCCGCGAGCGGGTCGGGCAGCAACGCGACGTCGCCGGCGTCGGGGCTCTGCGCGAGCGCGGTGAGATTCGCTATCACGCCGCCGTCGTCGAGCAGCACGGCATGCGCGAGGTGAGCCTGCGGGCCGTCGTCGAGGATCAGCGTGCGAGGGTAGAGGCCCGAGCCGGGCGGCGACTCGACTGGGGAGATCGAGTAGCCGACCACCCGCAGCAGCCGACCGAGGTTGGCCAGCTCGCTCGCGTAGTCGATCCGCAGGTAGAGGCCGACGTCGCCGTCGCGGAACGTCGGGATCCTGCCCTCGTCGGTGATCGTCGAGAGCTCGCCCGGGTTGACCTCGAGCACCGCGCCCGTGCCCGACCGCTGATCGGACTGCGAGACCAGGTCCGTGACGCGCAGGTTGGGCCGTCCGGTGTTCGGGTCGACGATCAGCCCATCCTCGTTGCCGAGCCACTCGGCGTTGCCGGGCTCGCCGATCAGCGTCGACTCGAATGTGACCGTCTTGCGGTGCTCGGGGTCGCCAGGCAGCCACCGTACGGGGCTGTTGTTCTCGTAGCGCCTCACGTTGGGACCCTCGAGCGTCGCGCAGCGTGAGCCGATCAGCAGCCCCACGTCGAGGTCACGCGAGCGCTGCACGACCACCGTCATCGTCGCGCGCCGGGCCGAGCTCGGCGGCTCGAATCCAGGTGCCGGGATCAGCAGCTGCCGGCTCGCCGCTCGCTCAATCCGCTGCGAGAGCAACGCGAACGTGCGCGCCCAACCTCGGTAGAGCGCGATGGCTCCCCGCGGGTCTTGCAGGTACTGCTCGTGATAGCTCGCGGGCGTGACTCGCCGGAGGATGTCCAGAAACTGGGCCAGCGTGGGTGCGCGCTGCATGGAGCGAGTCTACTCGCTGTACCTTCGGGCCCGTGTCGAAGCCATCGAAGACCCATCGATCACCTCTTTACTTCGCTGACCCTCGGCTAGCGAAGCTCGCGGTGCCGATCGAGACGCTGCAGCTGGACTCGAAAAACGAGCGGACCCATGACGACCGCAACCTCGAAGCCATCCGCAACTCGCTGAGGCACTTCGGCTGGCGCGAGCCGATCGGCGCCCGCAAGGGCAGCAACATCGTGATCCGCGGCAACGGGACGCTGCTCGCCGCCCGCGAGCTCGCGGCTGCATCTGCCAGCGATGACCCAGCCGTGCGAGCGACGGCGACGCTCAAGCCTGAGCTGCCCGGTCGCGACTACACCGGCCTGCAGCGCGGCGTCGACTACGAGATCGAGGTCGACTGGGCGCTCGTGCCTGCGCTGCGGTTCGACGACGATGACGAGCGAGCAGCAGCGTGGCGGGTGACCCACAACCGCACGGCCGAGCTCGCGGGTTGGGACGTGGATGCGCTCGCCGAGACGATCAGCGAGTACTCGGATTTCGCGTGGGATGACGTCGGCCTCAATCCGACCGAGCTGGCCGAGATCGGCATCGAGTGGGATAGCGATCTGCCCACCGAAGACCACGACCCCAACCTCGGCGGCGGCGAGTCGGCCGACGACGATTGGATCCCGCCGGCGCCCAGCGAGCCGATCACCGTCGTCGGCGAGGTGATCGAGCTCGGCCCGCACGTGCTGCACTGTGCGGATTGCATGGACGTGCTCCGATCGATGGCCGACAACTCGGTCGACGCGATCGTCAGCGACCCGCCGTACGGCCTGAGCCCCGACGGTCGGGCTCGCACCTGGGACGAGATCGAGGAGCTGCGCAAGCGAGGCGGTGGTCCCAAGGGTGGCTTCATGGGTCGCGAGTGGGATGCCGGCGTGCCGGGCATCAGCTGGGCTCGCGAGTGCCTGCGCGTGCTCAAGCCCGGCGGCTACATGGCGGCCTACTCGGCGACGCGAACGATCCACCGCTTGATGGTGGCGATCGAGGATGCCGGGTTCGAGATCATCGACCAGGATCACTGGTTGCATTGGGAAGGCATGCCGCACGGCATGAACGTCTCGCTGGCGATCGACAAGCATCTCGGGCTCGAGCGCGAGGTGGTCGGCCACCGGCCCGGGTTCACGGCTGGAGGATTCGGCGACGTCGGTGCCCAGCTCCCGCGCGCCGATGATGCCGTCCAGGTCACCAAGCCAGCGTCCGACCTCGCGGCTGCTTGGCACGACTACCACACGCGCCTGCGACCCTGCGTCGAGCCGATCGTGATCGCCCAGAAACCGTGCGAGGGGACGATCGTCGAGAACATCCTCAAGTGGGGCACGGGCGCGTTGAACATCGGGGCGTGCCGACACCAGCCTGGCGATCCGCTCTGGCCTGGACCCGACACGCAGCTCGAATCGCGGACGATACCCGCCAGCCCGAGCCGCGGCGTCGGGCTGGCCGGCAGCGCCGACGGGAGCCTGCGCGGCGAGTTTTTCTACGACGCCGATCGCGGGCGCTTCCCCGCCAACGTGTTTGTGTGCCCCAAGCCATCGAGCCGCGAGCGCAACGAGGGCACCGAGGAGCTGCCCCAGCTGGCGACGGGCATGCTCTCGGGTGCCGAGCGGGCGATCGCTACGGGCGATCCTGCACGCGGGCTCGCGGCCAGGTTCATGGCGGCTCCACGCGGCAACATCCATCCGACGGTCAAGCCCGTCCGCGGCATGCGACGATCGCTGTTGATGCTCCTCCCGCCGGGCGGCGGCGTGGTGCTCGAGCCGTTCGGTGGCAGCGGCACCACGTTCGTTGCCGGAGCGAGGATCCCCGGCTGCCGAGTGATCGGGGCCGAGCGCGAGCCGGCGTACTGCGACATCATCCGCGCTCGCGTCGAGCATGCGCTCGCGCAGCTCGGCGAATGAAGGTGGCCCCCAGCCGCTCGCGCGCTCTGGGGGCCACCACTCTTCTCTGGGCCATCTCGCTCCTCTCGGGGTAGCCCAGCCAACCGCGGTCAGCCGGGCCGATTCCCGATCGTGGTCGGGTTAGTCGAGATCGATGGCGCCGGTGATGGTGTCCCGCCAAGCTCGGCGGTCGCGTCGGTCGGCGTACTCGACCACCGGGTGACCGGTAGCGATGGTGGTGCCGACCCTGGTCGTGAGTACGTACTCGCGACCATCGATCTCAATGATCCCCGGCGCGTCGGCGATGAGCACATCGGCTCGCTCCTGGCCAGCCAGCTCGCGGATCGTGCCGTCGAACGCGAACCGGTCGAGGTTGGGAGCGCCCTCCATCCAGACCCATCGGTTGGGATTCTCCACCCGGATCCGATGGCCGACTTTGATCAGCGGCTCGATTGCGTCGGTCACCGTGAGCACCCGGCAATCCAGGTACACGCTCGTGCCAAGCCGCGCGCCGGTGACCACCCTGGTGACGACCGCCCGCAGCGTGCCGATATCGTGGCGGTCCGATGCGAGCTCGAGCACCGCGCCCACGCGGGCGCTCTCGTGGGCGACGGCCAGGGCCGGCGGCGTGTAGCCGTCCCAGCCGAGAGCCGGATTAGTGGTGAATGGTTGGCCGTCGAATTGCTTGGTCGTTCGCATGATCGTTGCTCCTCGGTGGTGATGGCCTGGATCAGAACTGCACCGCCCAGCCCCGCCCCTCTCGGCTGTAGGTGCCGCCGCCGCGGGTTTCCTCGTCCACGTAGATCTCGTAGCCCTCCGGGCTCACCCCGTAGCGGACCGCTCCGTTGTCCTCGAGCGTGCGACGGATCTCGCTGCGCTTGAGGTACTGGCCCGAGCGGATCAGCATCACGATGCCCTTGATGAATGAGCGGTTGGCCGCGTGGAGGACGATGTCGCCGTTGGCGTTGGGGAAGGGCTTGTTGATGCTCATGTTGGTCTCCGGTTTTGCTTCTCGGCGGGCCGCCCGATGCGGCGCCGGTGACGGGTACATACCGTGGCCACCGCGGAAAGCAACTAAAAAGTTGCAGAAAAAGCGAGCGCCAAGCATCGGGGAATATCGGCCAGACAACCCGGTTGGTTCGGACGTGAACGATCCGATCTTCCCGCGCTACCTCCCGCCACCGCCCTCGTACGACGCCCACGTACGGGCGTGGGTGATCTACCGGCTCAAGCCGATGCTGGAGGCGTCGATCCGCCAGGCGATCGGCTCCAATCCGACCGCTGACCCGAAGCTCGACGTCGACGTCGATATCTCCCAGCCGATGCTCGAGCAGGCGCTCGCCAGGGACGGCGTGGACGCGACGCTGCAGCGCCTGTGTTGCGGCACGATCGTCTGCGTCGTGCTCAAGCATCGACCGCCAAGCTCGACGTCGGTCACCTACGACCCTGACCCCAACCGCTGGCTCAACTAGCCATGGCTGCACCACGAGTACCACACGGCATCCGCAGGCTGCTGCGCGAGGCGGTCGCCATACTCGAGCGCGGGCCCGGGACCCAGCACGATGATCGCCTCGCCTGCATGGGGCACTCGGCCGAACTGCTGCGCGAGCTCGAGCATGAGCAATGCGCGGTGCACGGGCGGAGTGTAGAAAAATCGAAAAAATGAGAACAGGTTCGAGGATCGAGAACAGGTTCGAGGATCGAGAACAGGTTCGAGGATCGAGAACACGGCAGTGTGCTCGGCCCTCGCGCCCACATCGTGGGCTCCAACAAGTGAACACCAGTGGGCGGCGAACCGCCGAAGGAGAAACGAGCAAAGCAATGACCATCGATGTCAACCGATACCAGCGCCGACGATGGGCGGCGAAGCTGCACCTGATTGCCGAGTTCGTTGGCGTCGATCTCGACGAGACCTCGGACGACTCGCTCGCCGAGAGCCTCGGGGCCATGGCCGAGCGCGTCGAGGCCTCGGTGCTGCGCGACGAGACGACGCTGGCCGAGAGCCTGGCCTCGCTGTTCGACCGCTTCGATGCGGCGATGCCCGACGAGAACCCCGTCGCCGCGTTGGAGGGTCGGGCCGTGTCGGAGCTGCTCGAGGTCAAACGAGCGCTGCGCGACCTCGAGGCTCGGCCGGACCAACGCGACGTCGTGATCGAGGAGATCGGCGACCTGATGTTCGCGTTGGGTCGGCTGGCCGTCACGCTCGGGGCTGCGTCCCCGCGCGAACCGCTGGCGATTGCGGTGCGCAAGACGACGGCCCGGCTGCGTCACTATGAGCATCTGGCGGAGAGCGAATCCGCAGCAAACTTCACCGTCGCGGACATGTGGGCGATGGCCAAGCAGATGGCCCGCGGTTGGGGCTGACCAGGCCTTCGCTAGTACCTGCCCTTGCCTCGAGGGTCCCAGTCGATCGGCACCGGCATGCCGCGGCGCGACGGCTTGCCGCTCGGGTGAGCCAAGGTCTCGTCGTGCTTCACGATAAGCCCGAGCTCAGGCACGGCGTACTCGATCACGAGGTTCCGCCACAGCCATTCGCCTGGGTCGGCGCGTCGCCAGCTGTCGCTCTGCCTGTGCGCGTAGAGGTAGCGGATGCTCGCCCCCTCGCGGCGAGCCTCCATGACCAGCGCACGGAGAGCAGCCCGGCCAGCCTCGAGCGTGGAGCTGCGCATCGTCGAGGGCTTGCCGCTCGCTACCTGCTGCCGCATCAGACCCGGGTAGTTGCCCTCGACCTCGAGCCCGAGGCTGCGGCTGTTGAGTCGATCGGCGTGGTAGATGTGCCAGCGGATCGGCGCTGCGAGAACGTAGAACCCCCGCTGGAACGCCATCGCGTGGCAGGCCACGTTGAGCGCTCGACGAGCGAGCTTCTCGTCGCTCGCGCTCTTGGGTCCGAAATCGATGCCGGTCTGGTGCAGCACGATCGAGTCGATGGCCCTGATGCTGCGCACGAGGGTCTTGCCGTTCGAGCTCCTCATCGATTTCGGGTGCGGGTTGGGTCGGCCCGAGCGAAGGTCGAACACCGGCACGCCGACGTCGATCGGCTCAACGTGGCCGAGCTCGGTCTCGTCGTCTGGAACCTCGCCGCACCCGAGTAGATCGAGCAGCTCCTCGGGCACCGGATCGTTTCGGTTGGACCACGAGGTGATGCCGTTCTTGCGCGCGAACGATTCGAGGGCGCGAGCCGTCTCGCTGCCGAAGTGCGAGTCGGCCCCGTAGCGGGGCAGTTCCTCGCCAGCCTCCTCGAGCGCAACTTGCAGGAGCCGAACAGCTTCGCCTTTCTCACCGTATCGCATGCGGTCAGCGTAGCCGACTGCGGTAGACTCCGACCACCATGGGTAACGGATCCGGCGTAAAGCGACAGCAGTGGGGAACGCTGCAGAGGCTAACCAGCGATGACCTCAGCGACATCGGCAACCTGAGCGGTCGAGCGCTCGTCGAGTCGCTGTGGGCGATGAGCTTCGGCGACGCCTATCGAGCGGTTGCTGCTGGCGTAGGCGGGGTGCTGGGCGGCTACCTGGTCGAGGCGATCGCCGGCACGAACACGGTGCGGGTGAGCCCGGGCATCGCGTTGGTCCCCGGCACGCCGGCAGATTCATCGGTCGACTCGCCGATGGTGTGGGTGCAGGCCGACGAGCCGAAGGAGCTCGACCTCGCTGCGCTGGTCGACAACGCCAACCCGAGGCTGGTGACGATCGAACTCTCGGTCGACGTGGACCACGTCTACGTGTCGGGCCAGCGGAACAAGCTCGACCCGAACACGGGCGAATATCTGATCGAGAGCTACGACCTCGTCGTCGGTGGGCTGCCCCAGTACCACGCGACTGCGGGCGTGGCCTCGGCGACGCCGGTGGTTGCTGCGGGGACGCCAGGACGCATCCCGCTCGCGATCGTCAAGCTGGTCGCTGGCCAGGCTGGGTTTCTCAACAGCCACGTGTCGATCCTGATGTGCCGGCCGCTGCTCGGCGCGCTCGGTCATCGTCTCGTGCCCCGCGACTACGTGCGCGGCGGTGGCTTGTCGGTCGGCGAGGAGAGTGGCGGTTCGGTGTCCAGCACCACGTTCGTCACCGTGCACAGCTGCAACTGCTCGCTGTTGGGGCTCGACGCCGACCCGGCCGGCTTTGTGAATTTCCCGACGCACGGTCGGACCAAGGACGGCACCGTTCCGGCGACTCTCATCTCCGCTGTCCAGCCCGTGTACGCGTACGCTGCCCCACCGCCTTGGGCGAACGACTATGGTGCTGTCGCTCCGCGCGAGGCCTGGCATCGCAATCCCAACGCGATCGACACCAGCCAGGAGCAAAGCATTGTAGGCGGCAAGGGCAACACGTTCATGAGCTTGCTGGCCGAGACCGCGAAAACGCAGGGCCGAGCTCGCCGAAACAGCATCGTGCTCTGGGACACCGCTGCCCCGGTCGGGATCGACATTGGGCTCGCCGACAACGCTCCCGTGCGCGTCGTCGATGCTCGAGGATCGCACCCCGACACAGCGCTCGGTGGATCGATCACGATCAACGCGGTGAACGACCCGACCTGGGGCCCCTCGCAGGTGGTTACCGAGACCGTCTACCTTGGATGCTTGAGCTCGATCGGCTCCGCCGACTTCGTCGCGCAGTCGTACCGCGGAGCTGGTGAAGTGGTGATGATAGACGAGATGGACGTTTTGGCCGGGACAGGGCGCCGGCCCCTAATGGTCGCTACTACCACGACTGTGTCGGCGTCGATCTACCCCGGAAAGTTTCCTGCGATGCAGGTAGGGGACGACGCCGTTGTTCCTGCCTGGGGAGAAATCCTGCTCGGTGCCTTTTGGACGACAGGCAGTGACGCAGGTAATGCGACCGTGTTTGTCGGCGACAAGTTTGGGTTTGGCGCGGGCGACCCTGCTACTCCCATCGAAGGTTGGTACTTCCAGATGGACACCACAAACACGGGTCCATTTACATCGGCCACCCCAGAAGTTCGCATCAGTCCTTCGGCTGACGGGTCATGCACATTCGCGTGCGCTTCTCCAGGCGCCAACTTCCGTGTGACGATGTGGCTGCGAGGCTGGGTCGACCCATTCCTCGCGTCCAGGTAGATCCTCAATCGCAGGATGGGATTTCTGCTGGCTCGCGCTCGTCGAGCCAGCAGGTAGGCACGATCGCCGCCAGGGCGCCGCCAATCTCGGCGTAGCAGCCACCCGACTCGCTCAGGCACCACGCGTTATCCCAAGGATGCGCGCCGATCTGGCCAGCCCCTGTCGCGGCACACATCGATGCGGACCACGGAGAATCGGGGCCTTGCTCGATCATGCAGACGGGGATCAGCGGAGCTGCCCAATCCCACGACATGCCGAAGCAAAGTGACGATTGAGAGAATAGACCCTGGGCGAAGCATTCGACTGCACCCCACTGCCACTTCTCGGGCAGCAGGCCTGGTGCGCACGTGCTCTCGTCCCATGTTGGGATTTCGTATTCGTATGCATCCTGATCGAACCTGCACATTGGGACCACGGTGACCCACGAATCGACGGACCCAACCGGACGGCCGTAGCAGCTCGAGGTGCCCTGGTCATTGGCGATGCAGCGGACCTCCTCCCACTCGATACCGAACACGCCATCGCCATCGCCGTCGCCGTCGCCGAGTTCTTCGGCTCCGGTCTCACCGTGGTCGCTGGCGGTCGTAACCTCGGCCGCGCTGATCGTGACGTCCACGCAAGCGAGCATGGTGGTCAGAAGGGTGGGGAGGGAGATGGGAGGGAGTGACGTACGCATGATGAAGCCGGTATCAGCGCCATGATTCGCCTATTCCGCCGGCCAACAAAGAACCCAGCCCGAAGGCTCGTCCAGGCGTGCCGCCATTATAGCGTGTGCAACGCGGTCCCTAGCGGTTCATCGGCGAGACCGTCGAACACCCCAACGCAAGGCGTGGCGCCCGTGATCGTGGCCACAGAATCCCAAGGGCCGAGGTAGTCGGCGCACGAGGTCCCGCTCGGGTCGAGTTCGAGTTGCGACATCGGGACCATGACGAGGTCCTGGCACTCGACCCGAGCGATGCATTGCACCCAATCGAAGTGGTTGAAGTCGTAGCATTCGATTCCTCCGCCGAGATCGACGGGCGTCGAGACCGACTGCAGGAGCTGCGTCTGCCCCTCGGTCGAGATCAGGGCCCACGCTGACCAGCCCGCAACCTTGGCGAAGCAGCGCGTGTCGGGCAGGCACATGTACTCGGCCGGCGAGCACGACGAGCAAGCCTGGCCGCCCTCGTGCTCACGCAGCCTGACCGTCACGCCGTGGTCCTCGAACACGCCCCAGCAGAACCCGAGGTTGTCGATGCCGGTCCAGTCCCAGTCGCCCTCGCCGGCGCACGCTGTGGCGGTCAGCTGGACCTCGACAATGGGACGACCAACGAGCATGTCGCACGCTCGCTCGATCACGCAGGTGTGGCCGTCGGGTGCGTACTGCCAGCACGTGGGGTCGCCAGGGACGGGGACCAGCGTCCCCGCGAGGACGCCCTCGGCGATCTCCTGCCATGTGATCGCCTGGGCCTCAGCGGTCCAGCCGTCGTCCCACAGCCAGCAGCGGCCGTCGACGTCGCAGACGGGGTCGCACGCTCCGGTGCAGTCCACATCGCCATCGCCATCGCCATCGCCATCGCCATCACCCGATTCGGTCGAGTCGCCGTCGCCATCGCCATCGCCATCGCCGTCACTCGTCGAGTCGCCGTCATCGCCGAACGACGTCAGGTGAGCGCCTTCGCTGACGGTGACATCGATGCAGCCGAGCATCGGAATTGAGAGCAGGAGAGAGAGCAGGATCTTGTACATCGTCGTAGTCGTCACTTTCTCGGTGGTTGACCGGTGATGCCCGGTATCAGCGCGCTCCATGCTCCTATTCCGTCGTCCAGTAAAAAACCCAGCCCACAGGCCGGGCCGGGTTGGTCGATCAGCTCGAGCGCACGCGGTGGTACTGACGCTGCCGTGTCATCCCGCCACGGTGTGCGACGCACGTCGGACCCGTGCAGCGATACTCGCCGACGCAGGTGATGTTGAGGCGCGGAGCTGTGGGTGTCGCTTCATGCTCGGCCCATGACACCGCGGGCTGGCGCCGCAACGGTCACGGCAAGCTGCCCAGTGCGAGCTCGAACCGCCGGCGCCGGCAGGCATGGCGAGCAGCCTCCACGTCGCGCGCGGCCGGGTCCTCGATGCCGTCGTGCCCTCGCGCCATTTTGGGGGCGTTGATCGAGTACCGGGTGACGCAGCTGCCGTCGATCGACGTCACGCCCAGCTCGCGGCACAGCAGCGCGCGACGGAGTCCGTTGACGCGGCCGACGTGCACTCGGATGCCCAAGTCGAGCCCGAGCTCGGCCCACTGATCGATCGTGCGCCACTTCCAGTTGGGCGTGTTCGGGCCCGCTGATCCGCCGATGAACAGCACGCCGATCTCGTGCTGCTCGAGCAGCGGCCTAACCCGCTCGGGCGTCATGCCGTCCTGCACCGCGAGCGCGACGGCGGGCACCCCAACATCCCGCAGCCAGCTGCGGTGCTCGACCAGCCAGCCGATCGAACGACGCAGGCTCGCCTCGCCGGCGCTCACGATATCGGGCAGCACCAGCCAGCCAGCGCCCGGTCCGATCCGCTCGACCAGCCGCATCATCGGCGCGGGCTGCCAGTCGATGCCCGCCTTGTGGCAAGCCCACGCCCCGTTGTCGATCACGTGGGGCAACCCCTCGACCGGCACCGCGTAGTTGCTCATGTCGATGATGCGCCCGTCGGAGCGGGCGTCGATCGGGCTGATCAGCGTGCCGAACCCGTAGCGCTTGCACGCCTCGATCGCGCGCGCGCTGGTGGGCCTGCACGCGTAGAGGCGAAGGTCAGCCGCGAGCGCGCGCAGGCTCAGCCGCTTGGGGATCTCGACGTCGTCGTGCGTGAGCAGCTGGCCGTCACGCCGAACTCGGAAGCCCAGGTGCACGAGGCGTCGAGCTGCGTGCTCGAGCCCGCCGCTCAGCTCGTGGGGTCGCAGCGGTCGACCACCGTGCTGGTAGCGATGCGCGATCGCGAGGACGGCCTTGGGCGGGAGCTGCAGATCGCCGACCTCGAGCACGTCGCGTGTGCCTGGGCGGAAGCCGTGCTCGAGCAGAAAAAGCTCGGGCCCGCTACGCGCGGCCTCAGCAACCGCGCGCAGCACAGCTCGTCGTTCGATCGTAGCTAGCACGGTCGAGCCCAAGCAACTCGAGCTCGGACCTATTCCGACGCGGCCGGCAGCTCGAGCTGTTTGGGCTCGGGCAGCTCGCCGGTCGAAGCGAAATACTCGAGGCCCTTCTCGTCGAGCTCCATCAGGTCGCTGAACAGCGACGGGTCGATCGGCGGCAACGCGTCATCGTCCTGCTCGACCTTGCCGATCTCGTCGAGGCGCTTGCGGTAGACCTCCATCGGCGCGCGCACGTCGGGCGCGAGGTCGCGGGTCTTGGCGAGCGTCCGCAGGGCGAACAGGACATCGCGACCGGGGAGCAGCTTGCTCATGTCGATCTCGCGGCGGTCTTTCTGCGCCGTTCGGATCTCGGCGTCGATGACTTTCGACCACGCGCTGATCAGCAGTCGCTCGATCTTCGCCGCGGCGTGGGCTGTGATCGCTCGCTCGGCCGCAGTCTGCCGAGCTGCGGTTGCGATCGCTCCTGCCCAGTCGAGCGCGTTGCGAGCCCGCTCCGCCTGATCCTCGACGAGCACCGACCGGATCGGTCTCTGAGCCGGGTGCACGCCTTTTTTCGCAGGCAGACCGTCGTTGATCAGCGACGAGAGATCGTCCGCACTCAACCCCACGATCTCGCAGATCGCCGCCGGTGGGATCCGAGATCGGCGAAGCTCGAGCACGCGCTCGTATTGGGCGAGCGTGGGTCGCTTGCCGCGGCGCGCCATCAGTCGGCCTCTGCAGTGCTGGTGCGCGTGCCGAAGCCCTGGCAGCGCGAGCACACGGGCAAGGGCTTCGCCTTGCGAGCGTCGACCAGGGCAGCGCGCGTCACCGGCGGCTTCGGCGACAGAGGGCCACGCCACGGCGCGCCCTCGGCCTCCTCGAGCACGGCCTCGATCTGCGAGGGGTAGCGGTCGGGGTGCAGACCCTCGAGCCACGTCGCCAGCCGGGACCAGGCCTTGCGAGCCTGGTCTCCGTTCGAGCGCGCGAGCAGGCCCTGCAGGCGCGCCCAGCCGACCACGTCAGCGAGGCGCGGGTGAACGCGGGCAACGTGCAGCGGCCAGGTGCCGAGCTCGTTGGCGATCGTCGTGCCGGTGTAGGCGAGGGCAGGGTCGAGGGTCATGGACATGGTCGTTACTCCTGGCGCAGCCGCAGACCCCACGGGCTGCGGGCGTGGTAGATCGAGCGGCGGATCGAGTCGAGCCACGGTGCGCTCGGGCTGACGTAGACGGTCCCTCCTGCTGTTGGGCCAACAGCAGCGTGGAGCCGATCGAGCACCATGGGGCCCGCTGCGAACTGCAGCCGGACAACGAGATCCGTCACCCCGTTGAACGCGTGGAGCTTCTCGGCGATCGCCATCGCGGACTCGTCGTCGCGCGCGTCGGCGAACGCCGCGGTAGCGTCGGCGACGAGCGTGCATCGTTGGATCGCCGTGCTCGGTCGGCGAACGTCGAGGGTCGCCACGATGTGCCGCGATGACCAGCCCCGATCGCTCTCGAATCCATCGATGATCTCGGCAGCTCGCGGACCCCACTCGAATCCATCGAGCCACACCCCCCAGCAGTTGCCGATCCAGTAGGGCTCAGCCGCGCGTAGCAGCTCCACGACCTCGAGGTCGGCGGTCGACTCGGGCGTGAGTCGCAGACTCGGCAGGCCCTCGGCTTGGCCGAATGGGAAAAACGCGAGTTCTGCAGGCGCTGGACTAGCCACGATCCGAGCGTACTCGTCAGCTACCAGCGCCGCAACGGGATGGTTGCCAGCGTCAATTCACCGCAGAGGACTTCGTCCTCGCCACGATGGTCACGCCGTGGCGCCGGCAGATCTCGGCGAGCTCAGCAACCCTCGCGCCGCGGCTGACCGCCTGCGCGTAGTCGGAGGTGAACGCCTCCTCGTCGGTGTTCTCGCCGAGCCTCATGACGAGGCTTGTGGGCTGCTTTTTGCGGCGAGCGAATCGAGGGATGCGGCCGTTGCTGCTCATGCATCGAGCATAGCAACCGCAAGGTTTCGCGCTGCCGGCATTAGCTGCTCGACGCGAACGCGAGCGCCTGGCCGAGCGCCCAGCTGCGCCGCTGCTCGAGTGGGATCCGTCGGCCGAGATCAGCGGTGGTGATCCGCGCGTGGCAGTTGTAGCCGCGCGCCGCCATGCGATCGCAGATCCTCGCCTCGGTCGCCGCTGTCGGTGCGGGCATGCACTCGCGCTCGGGGCCGGGGAACCATCGAGCGACCAGCTGGCCGAGCATCGGCACGCCGGTGATCCAGCGCCAGCGATCGGTCTTGGTGCAGCGCCATCGACCACCGTAGATCGCCTGGATGTCCGCGATGCTGTCCGCGTTGTAGACCGTCACCGCTCGCCACACGATCTCGTGCGCCACGACGAGGGAGACCTCGGGCGTGCAGTAGGCCGGATCCTCGTCGTGGCCAGGCCACTTGTTCGCGGTCGCTCGCAAGCTCAGGCCCATCGGGCCCAGGCCGTTCTCGTTGGCGCCCAGCCGGTGCCGCACCGACGCCGCGCCGCCGAAGCTCTCGCGGCTCACGATCGCCTGGTAGTAGGCGCAGATGATCGAGCTCGCGCGCAGGGCCTTGCAGCCGGCCTGTACGCGCGCGCGCGTGCGGGCCTTGTCCTCGCGCGACCAGGGCTCGCGCTGCTCATCAGGGTCATCGCAGAAGTCGCCGTCGATCAGCCCCGGCTGTCGAGCGTGAGCTGATCGAGCGCAGCACTGCGACAGGGCGAGGAGAACGAACGACAGCAGGATGAATCGACAGAAGACTCGGTCCATGGGCCATGGCTACCACGCCAGGGCCCATCTCGTTCCCAGCGCTCGCTCGTGATCGAGGTCAGGTGCCGCGTCGCTCGACGAGCTCGTACGTGATCCACACGTGCGTCGCTCCGACGGGCAGCGGATCGAGTGCGGTCAACCTCACCCACGCCTTGCGGTTCACCGGCAAGCTCTGCTCGAGCGCGGCGAACTTCACCTCGGTGTCGGTGGTCAGGGTCGGCCGCGCTTTGTACTGCCGCTCCGAGTTGCCGCCCTCGTAGACGATCTCGCACTTGTACTTGGCCGTGCCCGCAGCGACCGATGACGCGTTGCTGCCAGCTCCGTCGTAGAACGTGCACGCGACGAGGACCTCGACGCCCGGGCGCGGCACGACGATCGGCTCCACGAGTCCGGTGATCTGGTTCGCCCCGCTCGCTTCGGGGTTCTCGTTGTTCGTGGCCCAGTCGTAGTCAGCGACGAACCCACCCGTCAGATCGATCTTGCGATGGAGCGGCATGGCAGCAGTCTACAAAAAAGAGGGCCCACGCTCATGCCCAAGCGCGGGCCCTCCGGTCTCCAGTCACCACCGATCAGGGAGCTTGATCGAGCTTGTCGCCGAGGCCGACCGGCATCGCGGCCTGCCACAGATCGTACGCGACCACGGCACCGTCGCCGAAAGTCAGTTTCGGTCGGCCGTCATCCTGGTACTCGACGAGCACCTCGCCAGCACCGGCTGCGCCGGCGTAGATCAGGGTCTTGTTGGCACCTCCGGTGGTGATGCCAAAGACCCAGCCGGGGTACGGCGCGGTATGGGTCGCGCTCGAGTCGAGGCCCGAGAACGACTGCTTGGCGGGGACGCCAACGCCACGGATGAGCGAGCCGAAGCCCCGACCCTCGGCGTCGCGCAGGGCCGAGAGGGTCACCGGCAGGTCCGTGATGTTGGCGAGGTTGAGCGTTTCTTCGCGGATGAATCCACCCATTGTTCGTCAGTCCTTTCTCTCGTTCGGTGTTGGGGTCGACGATCACATGGGCGAAGCGGACTCGATGATGACGGCCCGCTTGTAGCGGGGCGTCCAGTCCATGAGGCCGGTGCCATCGCCGTTGTTCATGCCGCCGAGCTGGTCGCTCGGGATACCGAAGTCGCCGTCCCACGCCCAGGTGAACGAGAACCTGCGCTGCCTTCGGTCTTGCGGCTGTCGGAGGATGAACGCGATGCGGTCGGTGTTGATCTCGACGCCGTTGCTCGTGACGCGAGCCGAGCCCATTTTGCCGCCGATGCCAGCCTCGCTGACGAACGCCGATTGGTCGATGTACTTCTCGTACATCACCCCCGACGCGGTGATCAGCGTCCGCACGATGTTGACGCCGTGGCGGTTGCGGATGTCACCGCCGATCTCGGGAGCCGAGATCGCAAGCGAGCGCGAGCCCTTGCCGGCCACCTTCTTGCCGACGGTGCCGTAGTTCGGGCACTCGTTGTTGGTGAAAAACGCGGTGCCGGCCGTGTAGCCGAGGGCCATGTTGCGGATGGCTTCATCCTCGAACCGGCCCTCGTGGAGGCGCTGGAACGCGTTGTCCCGGAACACCGATTGCTCAGCCATCGGGTCGATGTGGCCGTGGAAGCACTCGCCCTCGGCGTGCGGCGAGTTGCTGTTCGACCGCAGCCAAGCGGTTGCCCGCTGGATGTCGTCGAGCGTGAGGACGTTCGCCTTCGTGATCGCGTCGACCGACTTCGCGCCGCCCGATCGGATGACGTGCGGTCGGTCGAAGGCCTCGATGCGATCGTTGGCGACGATGTTCGGCGTGCCGCTGACCACGAGGGTGCCTGGGCCGTCGGGGTATTTGTCGTCGTCGGGGATCGCAGCGATTACACGGCTGGTCGTCACCGACGGGGGCAAGCCGTTGACCGTGTAGATCTTCGACGTGTCGCTCGTCGAGCCGACCAGCGTCAGCTGGCCGCTCGGTTTGATCCGCTCGCGCCAACCCGCCAGCGAGTTGACCTGGATGTGCGTGTCTCCGCCGGAGACGCTCACCACCTCGGCGATCGAATGCCCACCGAGGTAGGCCCGGAACATCGCGTTGCGAGACACCCGTCCGATGGATCGTCCCGCTCGGACGACCTCCTCCTTCAACTGCTGCATGTTCAGCGGCACGATGCCGGCGAATGCCGCGGTCATGTCGACGTCCGTCGTGCCGGAGTAGGACTGCGCCACGACACGCCATTGCTCGTAGGTGTTGAAGTCGGGCTCGGGATCAACGCCAGGCTCACCCGGCGTGACGATCGGCTCCTTCAAGCCGGCCTTGGTGAACGTCGCGTCTTCACCAGCTTGTGCGGCCCACGGCTCCGGGATGGCAGACAAGCGGAACAACGTGAGCGACGTGAGCGGGTCATGGATTATCCGCATCAACAGGCCTTCCTGAATGAGCGGATCCAGCCACGGGTGGTCGAGGAGTATGGTCACGGGGTCAATCCCTTCGTTGAGCGCTGTCCAGGTCGAGCGAGCGGTTCGAGATTAGTGTACTTGGATGCCCAGCTCTCGGCACCGCGCCTTGTACTCGGCGGTCGTCATCTCGGCGGCCGTCTTGGCCTTCGGCGGCGTGGGGGTGTGAGTCGGTGCGGGGGCTTGGCTGGCGCTGGTGGACGGACGCTGCTCTTGCTGCTGGTCGCCTCCGAACGCGTCGCCGAGCCAGCTGTGCCGTTCGAGCGCCTGCTTGACCGCGTCCGCGACCGACATGCCCGGATTGGCCGCTCGAAGCTCGGCCACCAGGCTCGACGCGACGCCCAGCCGCGGATCGCCGGGTGGGATCACGCGGCCTTGGGAAGCCAGCGAGGCGATCATGTCGCGCTCCATCTCGAGCTTGGCGGCCCGCTGCTCCGCGTCGGCCTTCGCTTGGGCAGCAGCCTCGGCTGCCTCGCGCAGGCGCTCCTCCTCGCTCAGCTGAGCTTGGCGCTGCTCCTCGGCGAGCCGGGCCTTCTCGGCCTCGATCGCCTCCTCGCGCGCGCGCTTGGCAGCGGACTCGATCGCCGCCTTCACCGACGGATGCTCGAGGTCGACCTCGGGCGTGCTCGCGGGCGCGGGCACGTCCGCGTTGGGCTCGGGCTTCGCCCCGCCGGCCGCGGGCGCAGGAGTCTGCTCGGGCTTGCCTGCATCTGGCTGGGCGGGCGGCGACGCGGGAGGTTGGACAGCGGTGCCCGGGGCTGGACTACCAGCTGCAGGCGCTTGGCCAGCGGGCGCCGGCGCGGGGTTGGTCGGGGTGGTGGTCGGGGTGGTGGTCGGGTCGCTTGGATTGATCATTGTCGGTCGCCTAACGCCTGCCATTCGAACGTGCCGGAGCCCTTGATCTCGACGCCCGTCACGCGATCGGTGGCAGGGAATTCGAGCGGCCCGAACACGCCCTGGCAGGGGATCGTGATCGGGCCCGAGGATTCGAGGGTGAGCCGGAGCGTGAGCGCTGCGTCGGTCAGCACACGCAGGTAGAACACGCGCGCGCGCAGGCCATTGGTCCACGGCTGCTGCTCGAACGCGGCAGGGCTGTCGACGGTCGCACGTGCAGCCCCGCCGTTGAGCGCCGCTGTTCGATTGGCTGGACGAAGCCCAAACGAGAACGACGAGCCCGAGCTCGCGTTGCCATCGGGCGTGCACCCGGTAGGTCGCACACGCAGCGATCCCGTGCTCTGTACGGATAGCCCGGCCACGGTTCAAGCCTACTCGGCTGCCGTAGCTCGGCGCAACTTCACCAGCTCAGCGCAAGCTCGAGGATCATCAGCTCGTCGACCGACAGCCGGGCGACCGACGCTGGTCGGATCGTTCGACGGTCTCGGTTGAGCGCGCGCGAGACATCGGACCACGACAGCCCGAGCTCGGCGAGCAGGTAGATAGCGACTCGCCGGCAGGCCCTTGGCCGCGTCATGTCCGAGCTCAAGATCGCGGTGCGGCCGATCCTCGTGCCGAAGTGCGCCCGGCCGGCCGCGGCCACCAGTGCGAGTACGTGCTCGCGGTAGACCACCCGTCGTCGCCGTGCTTCCCGAGCCCGCTCGCGCTCGCGCTCCCGGGCGAGGCGCTGCTTCTCGGCCCGGGCTCGCTCCCGCTGCCTGAGCTTGGTCTGGACCGCTTCCGCGATCCTCTCGTCAACCTCGTCGACGCGAGCGAGCAGCTCCGCTCGCTGCTGCAGGAGCTGCTCGCTCTGATCGAGCAATCGCTCGCGTCGGCGAAGGAGACGCTCGATGAGGCGATGCTCAGCCATTCTCGGTGATCACGCTCTGCAGAGCCTCGGCGCGCGCTTTGGCGAGCTGCTCGTAGCCTACCGACGCCCCGTCGCTCGCGAGGATGTCCACACCCATCTGGCGGATCGACTCGCCGACCTGCGCGAGCAGATGACCCGCGACCGCAGCGATCTGCTCGTCGCGAGCCATCCGCTCGCGGTGCAGCGAGCCGTCGAACTGCCACGGCATCGTGCCCACGGCGAAATAGATCGCCTCGAGGTAGTTGAGCCGACGCCAGGCCCCCTCGCCGCCTTGCCCCTCCCAGAGCCAGAGTCCGTGTCCCTCGGGCGGATCGGTCGAGAGACGAGGCCAACTGCGTTGCTCCTCGGACTGGAGCGCACGGTTGTTGGGTCCGAAGATCGGACCCTCGACGTCGATCGACCGCAACGTGCCAGAAGATGTTCGTAGGGCCAACACGAATGTGTTCGGTGATGGTGGTTGGTTGGGCATGCGTCCGGCAACCGTCGCTCACTGGGTCTGTTCCGCAACCCGATAATTTCGCCCGATTGAAACCCTACAGTTGCCGTGGCAGCGTTGATCGGTGTTGCCCGACCCAGCGATCGAGATCAGTCAGCTCGGCGGGTCGTGCGATTGGTGGACCGACGACAGCTCCCTCGAGCCGCTGGGGATCGCGGTGGACCCCGACGATGCCGCACCCATCCAGGAGCGCAGTCGCGGCGACCCAGCGGGCTACACTCCGCCCGTGGCGGCCGCCAAAAAGCGCAACAAAGCGTCACCCCGGGAACGGGCCTTTGCGCTGCGCATGCTGCAGATCGAGCGAGCGAGGAACGATCCCAACGCGTTCATCGAGTACGTGTTCGGCGCTCCCCAGGAGGATTGCCACCGGCGCTGGCAAGATCTGTGGTTCGAGTACCGGCGGTCCGTGCTGCTCGCTCCGACCGGAAGCGGCAAGACCACGCAGATGCGTGGGCGCTTGCTGTGGGAGCTCGGCCGAGATCCCGATCAGCGGTTTCTCTATCTGTCGTCGACCGAGGACCACCCGAAGCGACAGGTCGCGGACATGAAGGAGCAGATCGAGCGCAACCAACGGGTGCGCCATGTGTTCCCGAACCTCAAGCGCGGTCGCGATTGGCAGGCGCTGCGGTTCACGATCCAGCGCTCGCTGTTTGCACCCGAGGCCAGCGTGCAGGCGTACGGGTCGTTCGCCCAGGGCGTACTCGGAGCGCGCGCGAACGGGCTGGTGATCGACGATCTCTGCAACTTCACGAACACGCTCACGCATGATCTACGCGAGAAAATGAATTCGTGGCTGGGCTCGGTGCTGAGCCGATTGACGATCCCCGGCTCGCTGCCGTGGGTCCGAGCGATCGGCCACATCTGGCACAAAGAGGACCAGCTACAGAGGCTCGCCAAAAAGGTCGGCTGGGGCTACCTGCGCGAGGAGGCGTACACGGTAGTCGACGGCGAACGCATCCTGCTCGCTCCTCGCGTGCTGCCGATCGAGATGATCGAGGAGAAGATCCTCGATCTCGGGCCGATCGAGTCCGAGATGATGCTTTTCAACCGGCTTCCCAGCGAGGGCGCGGGCCGGTTCCGCGAGGAGTGGTTTTGGCAAGCGCTCGAGCTCGGTCGCGGCTTGCCGTTCCGTCCACCGATGTGGCGCGAGCACGCGACGTTCACCGGCGTTGACCTCGGCCACAAAAAAAAGGTCGGGGCCGACTACACGGCGATCGTCACGATCGCTGTGCTGCCCAACGGCAAGCGCCAGCTGATCGATGCTCGTCGAGGACGCTGGACCGGGCCCGAGATCCTCCGCGAGCTCCGGGCGGTCCAGCGATCCTATGGCTCGGTGATCGCTGTCGAGGACAACGGCGCACAGCAGCACCTGATCGACTTCGCTAAGGAGCTCACGACGATGCCGATCGAGGGCACGCATACCGGCGTCAGCAAATGGCATCTGTCCCGCGGCGTGGAGGGCTGGGCGATCGAACTCGCGCGCGGGCAGTGGTTGTTCCCCTGCGACAAGGGAGCGGTGGTCGACAACGAGCGAGGGGTGCTGACCGCTGTGCAGCCAGCACGCGAGATTCAGGAGCTCAAAAACGAGGCGATGGCGTTCGATCCGAGCAAACCCAAAGAGCACACCGGCGACTTGCTGATGGCCCTTTGGATTGCTCGCAAAGCGATCGAGATGTTCTCGATCCCGTCGATGGGCGAGGAGGGGATCCCGACCGATCCGATCGATTTTCTCACTCGGTGACGGGCTTGACGATCGACTCAGCGGGGCCGTCGTCGATGCCGGTCGTGTCGTAGATCCGCTTCGCCGATCCGACGTGGCGGCCAGCTTTCAGCGCCTCCAGCAACTCGCTCACACAGGTTTTCCAGTGCTCCGGCAATGACCCAGGCGGGTACCGCAGAAAGTCGAGCACATCGAGCCGTTCGTGATCCCGGCCGCGTTTGTACTCGGACGTGCTCTGCGGTGCGTCCCACTTCATCAGCTCACGCCGACGATCGGCTTTGGCCTTGCGATCCGCTTCCGTCGCCGCCCACTCAGGGGAGCAAGGAACCTCGGCGATCGCGTTGGCCGTGCGACGGAGGAACCCGACGAGAGCCCGCGCCCGCGTGATCACGCCCAGCGGACCGGTGCGCAGCGCCGGGTTGTCCGGCATGGGTTCGGTCGGCACCTCGTCGCTACCCTCGATCTCGGCAGCGATCTGGTGGAGGATCACCGCGTCGTCGTAGAGCTGCTCGCGCTCGCGGATCAGCATCCGCAGGCTAAACGGCGACGTTTGGCCACGAGCGTCCTTGACCAGCCAAACGTCTCCCTTCTGAGGATCGACCTCGATGACCACCCGAGCGGCCACGCTCTTGTCGTTCAGCCAGGGGTGGAGCGCTTCGCCGCTGCGCAGCATGACCAGGACATCATCGCTGACCTGCCAGTAGTGATTCGCGTTCCTGACCGGCTGGCGGATCAGATCGGCCGCGACCTTGTCGATGCTCTCGAGCGGGTACTCGTTCGAGTGAAGAGCGCCGGTCCATCCGAGCTGCTTGAGCACGTTGACCAGCTTCTCCTCGGCGAGCTTGCCCCGCTGGGCGATCGCCAGGAGGCGATCGATTCGGTGATTGCTGGCTCGTGCGGGCCACTCCAAGAGCTCGCCGAGCTCCGCCTCAAGGACCATCGCCTGCCGGTCATGATCGGGGTCGCTGCCCTCGACCTCGCCCTCGTTGTTGATTGGGTCGGCAGGCTCGACCGCGACAGCCTTGGCCGGGATGAAGATCCCGCGGTAGCGGATGCCTTCGATCCTGTGCCAGACACCGACGCTCGTGACACCTTCATTGGAGAACGTCGCTGCATCGAAGAGCAGGACGGACTCGTCCTCCAACTTGAGGTACTGCTGCATATGGATCTCAACGAGTCCGTACAGACCTATGCTGTCGCGGTCGACGATGCGGCGATGGATCTTGGACCACAGTTCGGCCACATCCGCGTGACTCTCGGCCGCGCTCGTGGTTCGATAGCGGTCAAGCGGGTCCGCAAACGCGGCGAGATGGCGGTGGTGTTGGACCTGGGCGAGGGCCCAACCCTCGAAGTCCCAGATATCGAATGGCGATTCAGCGGTGGACATGGTCCGTCGAACACCGCCTGCGCGCCCTTATTCCTAAGGCCGGCGCCAAGCCTCGAGGGCCGCGACTAGGGCCCCCTCAACGGTCAGCCCGCTGATCGAGCCGGCCATCGGAATGTGCGCGTAGCGGACCGGGAGCGTGCGGGTCAGGCCCGACGTCTCGCCGCCGATCAGCACGGTGTCGACCTCGGACCAATCCAGCACGTCGATCGACACGCCAGCGCCCGTCTCGAGCGCGACCACACCCGGCCCGGTCGGGATATCGTCGAGCGCCTGCACGTCGACTCGGCCAGCTGCGGCGAACAGCCGACCGCTGATCGTCGCGTTGCAGCGGACCAGGCCGATCTGCCGAATCCCGTACGCCTCCGCCGTCCTGTAGGCCCGGTTCAGGTTTCGGCCGACGCCGACCAGCACGACGCGCCCTGCCTCGCGCATCCTGACCAGGCGAGCGACCACGCCGGTCCGGTCGCGACCGTGGTAGCAGTGAAACAGGGCCGGTCGCGGTGCGGCCAGGACCACGTTGGTCGCCGCTGTGTAGTCGCCACCCGAGTAGGGCATCGGGTGTTTGATGTAGCTGAGCCCAGCTCGAGCACACGCACGCTCGACCGTCGGTCGCGGTCGCTGGGTCAGGTCGACCACCGAGCGCCCGCCCATGGCTGCCCACGCTGCGACGTCGCGGGCCTTCGGTAGTGGCGATCGCCAGAGCCCCGGAACGACCTCACGCATTGGGGCCTCGCGCGAGCACGGCAAGCCGCCGCGCGTAGTAGAAGCGCTCCCACTGCTCGCGGCCCATCCCCGTCCCGCGGCGCCCAGTCAGCGAGGCCACGCGGATCGTGCATGGGTCGAGCAGCCCTCGCATCGTGAACGCGTAGGCGGGGTGGATCGGCAGGTCGTGGGTCAGCAGGTAGCCGAACACGTCATAGCCGGTCCACCACGCGAGTGGCCGGCACGTCGACTCGCTCACCGTGCCGTTGCGCATGCAGGTCAGTTTGCGAGTGCCGCTTTCCTCCGCGCGTACGCCCGAGACATGGCGCGACCCGAACCGCTCGCGCGCCTCCGCAAAGCCGGCCTCGAGCGTGCCGGAGGCTCGCCACTCGCCTCGCTCCCACCGACACCACCGCTCGATCGTCGAGTACTCCCAGCCGCTCGCCTCGGCGACGGCGACGCAGTCGGGATTCTCGATCGGGTGCACGCGGATCCACACCAACGGTAGCCCGGCCGACTGCGCGAGGTGGCCGACCACCATCGAGTCTTTGCCCCACGAGACACCGACGTAGCCGTCGCTACCGAACTCGTCGATCGCCCGGCGGGCTTCGTCGAGCCGGCGCTGGTGCTCGACCGTCCTGGTCGTCTCCAGAGCCGCGAGCACGGTCGCATCCCAGCGACGCAGGTCAGCGCGAGTGTGGCGAGGGTCGGCGATCAGGCTCATGACGCCCTCCGACTGCTCCGACTGCTCCGACTGCTCTTGCGCTCGTTCGAGAGCACCGTGACGACGGGCGGCAGCGGGTTCGGAGCCGACGTCATCGGCGAGCCGATCACGTAGCGGATGCGCCACGGTCGGCGGCCAACCCAGACCTCACCCCCGCCCCTCGCATCGTGGGCCTTCACCGCGTGTTGGGAGTCCTCGACCATCCACGCGAGCGCGTCGTCGTAGTGGCTGATCCCCAGCCCCCGGCCGTGTCGCTCGATCAGCTGCCGAACGGCGTGAGGCGTCATGTACCAGCGGCCCTGGATCGACTGGTGAGGCAGGAACACGCCACCGCCCATCCGTCGCCGACCGCCGAGACCCTCGAGCTGCACCGTCATGCTCTCCTCATCCTCGAGCCCCGCGAGCGCGACACCGAATCCGACGACGCGCTTGCTGCCGATCACCATCACCCTGCGCCGGCCGATCGTGATCTCGGGTACCCGGCCGATCATCGCGGTGAGCCGCTCGACCAGGTGTGTGAGCAGGGCATCCTCGGTCGTGGCGTTTTTGATCGTCACGAACCGAGCCGCGAGCTCGCGCGCCGGCTTGACCTCCGAGAGCGTAGCCCGACCCAAGAACATCTCGCGGCTGCCCACACGCATGCGCTGCCCATTCAGCGCGCCGAGCATCGACTCGGCCAGCGGCCCGCGGATCTGCAGAGTCCCAGGCCCTCGCAGCTCGCGACCGACCGGCTTGCCGGCCAGCGGACACACCTGCCACGAACCCTCGTGGATCATCTGCAGCGCCCAGCTCAGCGCACCATAGAGCGCGTAGCCGTGGTCGACGGGAATCGACCGGTACGACGCCGGCCACGTGTAGGTCACGAATCGCATGGGCCCATCCATTCGGTGTCGGGTGCTTGCGCGACCTCGGTGGCCGCCGTCTGATCCCAGTAGGGGTAGGTGACCGGACCCCAGCCGATCACGGTCTCGGGCCCGAGCTCGGGCGTGTCGATCGGCAGGTTCCGCGTCGGCGTGCCGTCGGGTCGCAGGATCGGGAAGCCCTCCCACGGCTCGAACGACTCGATCGCCCATTTGGCGACGCGTCCGTTGCCAGCTGCGCGCCGCTTGCCGATATGCGTGACCAGGCCGAGCAGCGCCTCGATCTGCTCGCGGTCGCCGACTGCCCACCAGCGCAGCTCCGCCACGATCGCCATGGACATCGGGATCCGGTAGGCCTTGTTGCGGCCGGTGCCGGTGTTGACCGAGCGGATTTTGCCGCCGCCGAACAGCTTGAACTCGTCGACGCAGGGTCGCTTGGTGATCCAGCCCTGCTCGAATCGCAGGGGTTTGTAGTGGGCGACGCTGGCGAGGTGGTAGCGTCCGCACGCCGAGCGCTGGATCGGCACCTCGACGTGCTGGAATTCTCCCACCGTCGCCATCAGTCCACGCCGCTCGCAGATCGCCGCGCCCAGTAGCCCGTCGAGCGCGACCGGATAGAGCGGGACAGCCATCGGCGAGCACAGGGTCGCGGTGATCTGGAGCGGCTCCATCACGCCTCCACCGTGGCGAGGAAGTCCCGGATCGCGTCCCTGCGAGCGCTGACGTGCTCGCGGAACCGGTCGCCGATCGTGCCGCGGTCCAGCGCGACCGTCTCGGGCATGCTCGGCCGAGACAGCAGCCGCTTGCTGCATGCGATCGGGGCCAGGGTACCCGCGCCCGAGCCCCGCTTGCCGCCGACGCGCATGTCGGCGAGGAACGACGCGAGCATCACGTAGAACGTGTCGCGGTCGAGGTCGGTCAAAAACGTGGCCGTCACCGACCACGTGAACATCGAGCCGCGAGGCACGATCTCGTAGCAGTATGGCATCTGAGAGGATTTGTGCTCCGCGATCGCAACCGCGTCGTTGGCATCGCGGGCCGCCTCGCTGGCCAGCATTCGCTCTTGCGCGCTCGTGCGGGCCTCGGCCGAGAGCAAGCTCTGCAGCATCGGGCTCACCGTTGGATCGGCGCGTGTGTTGTTGGCCAGCCAGCGCGACGCCTGGGCGAGCGGCGGCTCGAATCCCGACGACTCGACCCAGTCGCGGACCCACGGATCATGCTCGATGAGCGTCATCGAGTCGCGGCAGATCAGCAGCGCCGCATTGACCTGTACACGGCCGGCGTGGGGCCGGTTGCCCGCGCAGCCGCCCAGCAACGCGAGGCTGGGCACGAGATCGATCATGCGGTTGTATTCGGAGATCGACACCGTCGACCCTGCTGCGCCGCCGATCGTGCCGCCCGAGAACAGCAACCGCAGCGCGGACTCGCTGAGCGAGGGATCGTCGAGCAGCCCGGCCGCGTCGAGAAACGCGTAGGCTCCCGCCTCGCGCAGCCCATGCCGCATGGTGTTGCCCGTGATGATCGGCACTTTGACGCTGCGTCCGTCGGGCTGAAACACGGGCTCGTCCATCACGATCGCCGTGTTCCCGAACGATTTCGAGTGATGGGCGATGGGCGTGATGGCCTGCAGGATGGCGGTGAATGTGGCCTTCTCGAACATCAGAGCAACTCCCCTTGTGCTTTATCGGTGGGCTTGTCGGTCTTCTTCGCGGTCTTCTTCGCGGTCTTGGCCCGCTTCTTCGGCGCCTCGCCGACCGCCTCGAGCAGCTCATTCGCGGCCGTGTACGCATCTTCGAGCTCGGCCCTTTTCGCTTTGTTGGCCTTTTTGATCTCGGCGAACTTGGCCTTGGCGCGAGCGATCAGCATCGGCAGGTGCTCGTCGACCATGGCGATCCACTCGTCGAAATCGGGACCCACGGCCCCGGATAGGTCGATCATCACCTGCGCTGACTCGTTGTCGATGTTCGACACCCGGAACGAATCCATGATGGTCGACAGCCACCCGTCGACCGACGTCGCTCGGCGGGTAGCGAGCGCCGCCCGCTCGCCCAGCATCGTCCACGCTTTCAACGCGGACGCGCCGTGTTTGACTGCCTGCTCGCGCAGGCGGATTAGGGCGTCCACTGTCGCGGACGTCCAGATTGGGATTTTGTTGGCATCTTCGATGTGCATCTAGCCCGGAGGGCTAGGGGCTCCGTTGCGTCCATCATTTGTCCATCCCCTTGATCGTGAGAAATGCGGCCACATTGAAGATTCCGCTCCCGCGCATTCGCTTATATTCGCGCTCGAATTGCTCGACTCCATCGAGATCACGCTCGAGATCCTTCGGGTGATATTCGCCCGTCCTGATCGCGTCGGCGCTGCAGCCCGACGATGCGCGCAGCTGATTCATGCGCTCGTTGAGCGCGAGGAAATCGTCGATCTTGAACCTCACCGATTCCTCCTCGAACGCCACAACTGCGACCGGTCCGCGGCGATTCATGGTCGCGTAGGGGATCACGTGTTTCTGCCCGCTCGTGCCGATCGCCATCGCCCATGGGTCGCCGCCTGGGTCGCGGATGAAGTCGACCAGCTGCCCGAGTTCGGCCTTGCTCGCGTTGAGGTAGCGGATCGAGCCATCGTCACGCACGGCCACGGCATGCGAGTAGTTGCGGAAGTTGCCGCCGAGTTTTTTGCCCGCCTTGGGCGGTCGGCCCGGGACAGGCGACAGCCGCGAGCAGATGAACACGCAGGCCTCGCAGACGTGCGTCGCGGTCGGGTCGTGCCGATGCTGCGCGCGCGCGTAGGCATTGAATCCAGAGCCCGCCCAGTTGTTCACTTCGATGCCCCGCTCCTGCGGGCCGCCGCAGTGCCAGCACCGTCCCGTCACGGTTTCGCAGTCGTCCTGGTCCGGGCATCCCGAGGCCATCCAGATCAGGCCGCACATCGATTGCTGTCGAGGGTCGATCACCGGTCGCACAATGAGCGTCGAACCACGGCCGAGCGCACCTATTCCGCGAGCGAGTAGACTCGTGCGCATGGCCGACTTCGACCCCGCATCCGTTCGGGTGATGAACCTTCCCGAGACGCAGCGCTCGCAGTACCTCACCGCGCTCAAGAACTATTCGCTCGGCCGTCAGTGGGATCACCTGGACCTCGATTGGTCGGGTCGCAAGCGCGACCCCTGGGCACCACACGCGATCGAGCGCCTGCGGGCCGTTGGGGTCTACGCAGTCGATGCGTCCGCTGCCCCGACGGGAACGAAGCGGCCCAACGCACCCGTGCCTCTTGCTGGCCTCGTCGTCGAGGGATTCTCCGACATCCTGCTGGGCGAGGGCCGCGAGCCGACGGTGCAGGTGCTCGGCGACCAAAACACCGAGTCCTTGCTCGAGGCCATCTTCAAAACGAGCGAGACCTGGGACGCCCTGGCTGAGGCGCGCGACGACGCGGGAGCCTGCGGGAGCTCGGCGTTCCTGCCGCTGCTCGAGGACGGCCAGCCTTCGGCGCAAGTGCTCGACACGGCCACGCTTTCGGTGCTCGAGTGGGAGAAGCGCTCGGCCTGGATTCCTCGCGTCGTGATCGAGCAGAAGCTCGTCGAGATACCCGTGCCCGACGACGACGGGATTCCGCAGATGCGGCCCGCTTGGCGGACGCGGGCGTGGGACCACGAGTACGAGTACGTCTACGAGGATCTGCTGCTCGACGATCGTGAGCTCAAGGGCGAGACGACCGAGGAGCGGCACAGCCGGCGCCTGCAGATCGGCAAGGAACTCAAGCTCGCCGAGACGATCAAGCACCACGCCGGACGCTGCCCGGTGGTGTGGATTCAGAACGTCCGCGACTCGGAGTGCCCCGACAGCACGCCCGACTACGACCAGCAGAGCATGGAGCTGATGGACCGAGCCGACGTGCTGCAGTCGATGATCGTCCGCGGCACGATCGCCAACGTCGACCCGACGCTGCATGTGCGCGACTACGTCTGGGCGCAGCGGTTCTGGGCGCAGCGCGAGAAGGGCTTCGGCAAGGTCATCAAAACGAGCGAGGCAGGCGACGCGAAGCTGATCGAGATCAACGGTGCGAGCATCACCACCGCGCGCGACACCCTGCGGGACTTGATCCTGCAGATCGAGCACCGCTGCGGCATCGTGATCATCGACCCCGACACCGCCGGCAGCTACCGCAGCGGCGAAGCTCTCAGCCTGCTGTGGCGGCGGATGGAGCAGAAGGCGGGCCGCAAGCGCCGAGCCCTGACGCGAGCGGTCCGGCAGGTCGCCAAGATCTGGCTGTCGATCCTGCAGTCGATTGGCGTGCGCAACGTCGACGTCCCGCCGCGCGTGTTGCCGAGCCCCGACGGGAGCGAGCCCGAGCTGACTGACCAGGAGCTCGGCGAGGGTCGCTGGCTCAAGATCGACTGGCCGCCCTACAACTACCCGACGCCGGCGCAGCTCCTACAGACCGCGCAGGCCCTCTCGCTCGCGACCGGCAACAAGCAATTCCTCTCCGAGGAGACGTCCACCTCGTGGATGCTCGGCACGATGGGCAAGACAGACCCGCAGCGCGAGCGCCAGCAGATCAAGGCCGAGCAGCGCCAGCGCGTCGACGAGCTCGATGCGGAGCTGGGCGCCGGGCTCGAGGACGGCGACGAGGAGGCGCTGATCACCGTGGACGAGGCGGCGGACCGTGATGGCGACGATTCGGCTGCGAGCGCTGCTGCTGGCGACGGCCAGCCGGTGAAGGGTGAGGGCTCGCCCGGCGTCGGCGATGCGTCGACGGTCCAAGAGACGGCCCTCAACGGCGCTCAGGTCACCAGCCTCGTGGGCCTCGTCGAGCGGGCCGGTGACACGCTCGCGCCCGGAGCTGCGCGCCTGCTGATCCCGAAGGCGTTCTCCGTGATCCCGCAGGAGCTCGCGGACACGATGGTCGAAGAACAACTCCGGTTTCTCGAGGCGCGCCGCCAGCAGGGTGCAGAGCAGCAACAGGCTGTCGACCAAGCGAACCGCGACCGAGAAGCCGAAGCGCGCGCGCGCGAGCTGGCGAACGAGTCGGGGGTCGAGACTGACGACGAACCCGACGAGTTTGAAACCGACGAGGATGACGAGGGCTGATCGTGTCGACCGAGGCCGATCTCGTGTTCGCGCAGCGGGCCTGGCTCGACCGACGCGAACGTCTGCTCACGGTCCAGCAGCAGAAGATCGTCGCGCGCTCGTTGACCAGGCTCGCCGCCGAGCTCGACCGCGTCGATTGGTCCTCGTGGACGGCCTCATCGCGGGTCAAGACGCTCGAGTTGATCTTCGACGTGGTCAACCGGATGCGCGGGCGCCAGACCGTCGCGCTGCGCAAGGCCTTGGAGTCGATCAGCAAGCGGGCATGGTTCGACACCGCGGCCTACGTGCGAGCGCTCGACGCCAAATTCGGCCAGCCGCGAGGCCTCGCTTGGGAGACGATCGAGCACTGGCAGACGCGGTGGGGCCCCTACGAGACGACGCGGCTGAGGGTCTACCGCCGATCGTTTCGTCGCTACGGAGCGGCTGCGGTCGCGGACATCGAGGTGGCGATCGGCCAGCGTGTTCTGCTCGGCCGATCCTGGCACGACGCACGCGAGGAGGTGATGGCGATCGTGCAGGACAAGGTCGAGGGCCGCATGTGGATGGTCGACAGGATCCTGCGCACCGAGACCGCGAGCGCCTACAACACCACGACCTTGCAGGCGCTCTACGAGGAGGATGAGGCCGACGATCCGATGCTCAAGAAGCTCGTCGCGATCTTCGACAACCGCACCGCGCCCGACTCCAAGCGCCTCCACGGGCAGACTCGCAAACTGAGCGAGCCCTTCTACGATCCAACGCGCGGCCGCGAGTTTCGGGCACCACCCAACCGGCCCAACGACCGCGAGATCCTCGTCGGCTGGCGCGAGTCGTGGGGCTCGGCGTCGGCGTTCGATCAGGAGACGCGCGCCGACGCGTCCGAGCCCGAGCTCGAGCCCGCCGCCGCTTAGTAGGTGAGCTCAACGCTGACGTCGGCGAACTCGGCCGCATCGTTGGTACCGCCGACGGTCAGCTCGAGCACGCCGCCTGGCGGGATCACGTTGTCGGCGGAGGGCAACGCCGAGTCAGCGTCGCCGGCGGCCGATCCGTCCTCGGTGATCGTGACCACGCCTCCGGTGACCGGGGTCGCGTCGATCGTGGCGGTGATCGTCGCGTCGCCGGTCGCAAGCGCACCGGTGATCACCGAGCCGATCGCCGCGACCGTCTCGGGCTGCCCGCTGAGGTTCTGGTAGCTGTAAACCTCGGCGTCGCCGCCCTTCAAGTTGACGCGCGTGAACAAGACGGTCTTGTGGCTCACGGCGGCCGCTGGCGTGGAGTCGCCGACGACGGCCCACGTGACCACGCCAGCCTCGCTGACCGCCGTTGCGACGAACATGGCCGACTTGCCCGCGGGCACGGTGTAGGTCGATCCACCGTCGATCGTGCCGACGCCACCCAGGCCACGCACCGTGACCGAGTTGGCGGACGACGTCTCCTTCACCGCGTAGATCTTGCCGACGTAGACGTCAGCGCCGGGCAGATCGAGGGTGATCGCGCCGGACGTGGCATCGCAGACGGCCAGGTCCTTCTCGCAGCTGAGCTCGCCTGTGGCGGCGTCGAACAGCGCGATCTGGAGCGCGAGAACCATCGCCATCGGCGACGCGTCGTGCTGTTGGGAGGCGAGGTAGAGACCGAGTCGATCCTGCGTAGCGACTGCCATGGTTCGGCAAGCCTAACGCCCGAGCTGGGCGGTGCGCCAGGCGGCCGCTCACCGTATCGGCAAGCCCCACAATCCAGGAGCGCGGCGACCATGCTGATAGTCCCCTGGGAACCGCTCCAGCATCCCGCGTTTGGCGAGGTCTCGCAGCCGCGCGGCCATCCGCCGGAAGGCCTCCGGTGCCTCGCTCTCGTCAACGAGCGGCGGGTAGCCCTCGACCTGTTCGAGCACCGTCGCCGTGCTCACCAAACCAAAGAAATCGGATCGCTCGCAAAGCTCCCGAACTGCCCGGACCAGATCCTCTCGCTCCCGCTGTTGCTCCTCCGCTCGGCGCTCGGCCTCGATCCGCTCGGCCCACGCCGGATCGGCGACGGGCAACACGGACAGGTTCAGCTGGTCGCTCATGACGAGGTCCCGGTGCGCGCGGCCGAGGATGCGACGCGCTCAAACTCCACGGCGAATTCCTCCTGGGCTTCCGCCGGCACGATCTCGGACGCGCGCGAGCGCAACGACGCCGCGGTCTGCAGATCTCCCCAGTCGTCGAGCGCGAGCAGGTCATCGGCCTGCCGGCTGTGGATCTCGGCGGTGGCTAGCGACCAGCCGTGCAGAGCCGCGGCCTCCTCGGTCGTGATCCCGGCCGCCTTGGCGACCGCGGCCTTGCGCGTCTGCGGTCCGAGGTTGCGGCGCTCAGCGACCTCGGTCTCGATCCAGTCGGCGAGCTCAGCAGCGTCGGGCCACACGAAGATCACCCGCGAGCCGAGCACCAGCAGGATCTGGACCAGGGTCGACGCGCGCGAACCAGGAGCCATCCGAACACGAGCGATCGCTGGGTCGATCTCGTCGTCGACCACGACCGACACCGAGTCGTCGATCAGCGAGATCACCGGCTCGATCCGCTCGAGAGCGAGTGGGTGAACGTTGATTGTTCCGGCCATCCTCGGGGCATCAAACCAATCGCAGGGCCGCATATTCCGAGGCGCGGAATCTCGACACCCGAGCGCGGTAGTGCGGAGCATGCTGGACAAGATCTCCACCACGATCACACTCGCCGCCTTCCTCGCCGCTTGCTCGATCGAGCCGGCGCCCGCGACGTCGACTCGCACGTCGCATCAGCGCGCAGCTGCAGCTGCACCGAAGGCATCGCCTCGCGTCATCAGGGACCGGTCGGTCTGCATCCCCGAACCGAGCGACCACGAGTTGCACGGCAAGCTCGAGCTGGGCGACGTCGACCTGCGCAGCGACGATCCCTGGGAGCCGCGGTGTGACGACTTCGAGCTGATGGTCGCGCCTTGCCAGATCGGCACAGTCGAGATCTCGCCCGGCGAGTACTCGTGCAGCTGCACGCTCGAGGTCGACTGCAGGGGCATGGCCCTCGCCGTTGGCCAGCGGTACTACCTCGGGTCCATGCCTGGTCTGACGTCGAGGTGCGACGCGGGTCGCTGCGTCTGGACTGCCACGCCGTGACGAGGAGATCACCATGCCCAAACCAACACCACTGACACCCGAACAGATCGCCAAGCTCTCGCCGCTGGTTCGCGACCTCGTCGTCGCGCTGCGCGATGCCGGATTCGAGACCACCGACTCGGGCGACGGCTCCAACTACGCCGCCGGCATGGAGTGCGCCGTCCCGTTCAAGATGGTCGCTATCGTGTGCCGGCCGTCCGAGCTCGCGACGACGGCCGACCTCCTCTGCGCGTGGGTCCGCGAGCACGCGACCGAGTACGGGCTGCCCGACTGGGGCGCCTACCAGATCACCGCCCAGTACAGCCCGGTCGATGGCATCGCCACGGTCATGCTGGCCGAGCTCAGCAGCGAGTCTCTAGACCAAATAGAGATCATCACCGGCGTGCGGCCCGTCGGACTCTGTTGATCAACCTCGTCGTCGAGGACGAAGCCCTTTGACGATGAACTCGCGCAGCGTCTCGGTCGCCCAGATGCGGAAGCGCGTGGCCTGAACTCCCGAGATCCCTCGGTTCGAACGATCCGGAAATTCCGGATCGTTGCCTCCTCGGAGAGGTGCTCGTTCACAGTCCACAAATGCCAAGGGGGCTGCCGGCGAACCGACAACCCCTTGGCATGCGAGGGCTGGGAGCGAAGCGACCTTGCGGAGGAGGCCCCCAAGGGCCGGGGGAGCAAGCCCAGACCGAGCGTGCGGCCCTGTGGACGACGCTGCATCGTCCGGCCGCGATCGAAAGTGGCGGGGGTGACAACCCCGAAGTATGTCACCCCCGCCGGGCGTTCCTGTCGAAAGAACGGAGAGTTGTTACTACGATACGAGCAGCCGCGCAACTGGAAAGGTGCACGCTCAACAAGTTGCGCCCTCGAAAGTCGTTGTTCACAGGCCCTCGAACAGCTGGCCCTGCACAGGCGATGGCGATGGCGGCTGGGGCTCCAGCTCCGGTTCGAGCTCCGGTTCCGGCTGAGGCTCTGATGGCGGGCCGGTGACTTGGTCGACCAGATCGCGGGCAGTCTCGGTCGCCTCGATCAGCGCGGCCATGGCCTGGGCGTCTTCGTCCCCCTGCCGCGCGCGCAGCCGCGGACCCCATCCGAGCAGCACGTGCACCGGCGAGTACCAGTCATCGCGCAACTCGGCGCGCAGCGTGTCGCCCACGTACAGCACCGCAGGCACGCCGAGCAGCGAGAGCTGGACGTAGGCCATGCGCAGCACCGTCCAGTCGACGTCGATGCCGACCACGTGCAGATGCCGACTCGGGTTGTAGCCGTGTTCGATCAGTATCCTGACCGTGGGGATCACGGTCGCCCCGCCGCCGATCGCCGGCTCATGGATCGTGATCCACCCCTCGCGCTCGATGGTCTCGCGGATGTGGTCCGGGTCCATGAGCAGCCGAGCCATGGCCTCGCAGAGGCCACTCGGCGTGAAGAACTGCCCGGCGTGATTGCTGCCCAGTTCGAGGCCCATGTAGATGCCACCAAGCAGATCGATCGGCTCGCCCTCGAGCCCGGCCACGACCATCCCGAGCATGCGGCGAAACGCCTCCATCACCTCGGAGCCATGGCGCTCGACGATCTCCATGTACTCGGCTTCTCGCCGTTGGCGAACCTCGGGCCGTCGGTCGACGCTGTTACTGATCGCCAGCGCCATCGCGCTGATCCAGTCATCCCAGATCCGGGCCAGGTTGTGGCCGCCCCTGGCCTGGATCGCTCGCAGCTCGCGGGCGATCGCGTCGGCTTCGGGTCCATGGCGAGCAGCTGCTCGTTGTTGTCGATCACGCACGTCGGACCGACCGTGACACGCAGCAACTCATTCCAAGGCTTGCGCTCGGAGTCGACGTGCAGGCGCTCGACGAAACCCCGACCGGTCCGGGCGTGGCCGCGCTCTCGTCGACGAACAGAGCCAGGGCTTCCCGCCTCGTGATCAACTCGTCGGCGAAGGACTCCATCATGGCTCCGGCTCCGGCATCTCGCGGACCCGTAGATCCTCCGGCCACGCCTCCCAGTTGCCGCCCTTGGCGTCGAGCCCAGCGGTCGCAAGAAAGTCAGCCTCGGAGCGAGAGATCGGCTTCGCGCCGAGCTGCTTCACGAACACCGGCACGTCAGCCGCGTGGCATTGGTCGACCACCTCGCGCAGCCACGCGACCGAGCACGGCCGCGCGCCAGGGCCCGACTCGCCGCCGACGATCACCCAGTCGAGCGATGGCAGCCACGGCGTGAGGTTGACGCTCTCGAGCAGCGGCTCGACCGAGAGAAAACGGACCGCCGCGGGCAGCTCGAGCAGCACCGGAATCCGATCGTCGGCGCGGCGCTGATCCTCGACGCTCACGCCGATCCAGACGTTGGGCAGCGGCCAGCTCAACTGAATCCGAAGACCGTTGGCGATTGACCAGCCGGCCTGCCTGGTGGCCTCGACGCGGCAGTGCAGCGACGCTCCCGATCGGTCCCACGCCCACGCGCCCGCGCGCCCCACATCGTCCTCTCGCTGCCCCTTGATCCATGCAAACCACTCCCTGGCCTCCTCTGGTCGCTTCGTCAGGACCTGGAAGGTGTGTTGCGGCGCGCCGGCCATCACCCCAAAGCACGCCGCGACGAACTCGCGCGGCACCTTCGGGTGAAACAGGTCCGACATGCTGTTCACGAAATAGGTGGTCGGCTTGCGTCGGCGCAGCGGCTTGTCGAGCGCCTCGGGCACGGTCCGAACCTCGCCGGTCCAGCGCGGGCCCTTGCCGCCCGAGCGCAGCACCGTGAGCCCCTTGTGGCGCTTGCTCAGCCCGCGGTGGGCGACGCCCTCCGCGTAGCAGTGCTCGCACCCCGGAGAGACTCGCGAGCACCCGACAACGGGATTCCAAGTCTCGTCGGTCCACTCGATGCTAGACATCTCGCACCCTCACAACTTGGTCTCGCGCTCGGTCAGCAGGTAGCCGCGACCGGTCGCCAGGATCTGCCCGACGCAGCCGCTCGAGCTCCTCGAACTCTGCAAATCGCCCCTCCGCCGCGCGCAGCCACGCCCACGTCTTGCTGAGGCGATCCCAGAGCCACACGTCGTCGGCGATCACCTCACCGGTGCGGGCGTCGACGGCCATCCACCCTGATATCCGTCCGCCCGCCAGAGGGCCGTGGCGTAGGTAGCAGTCGGCCCACGCAAGCACGTCGATCTGCGGGGCATCACGCAGCCCCGGCGGGATCGCGTTCAGAGTCGATCCGGTCCATTCGATCTTGCTCTCGCTCATGCCTGCTCGAAGTCCTCGTCCTCGTCGTATTCCGCATCCCAATCATCGTCGCCGCCGCCGAGCTCGTCGCAGAACCCAGCCCCGAGCACGCCGGCGCACGGGTAGGACAGGGCGCAGCGGCAACGCGAGCAGGCTTCCGCGAAGAACTCTTCGAAGTCGTCGTGGTGCGCCTGCTCGAGCGCCTCGAGGATCGCCGACCGCAGCACCGCGCCGTGGCTCCCCTTGGCGGTGTCAACAACTGCGCGCGTCCAGCCGTTCTCGATCCGTGCGGGCAGCTTGTACGGAGGCCCATCGGCGTCGTACTCGGGCGAGCCGGCCTCGATGCACTCGGCGAGCACCGAGACCCAGCGCGGCCAGTAGTCGGGGTGCAGCTCCTCGACGATCGCCAGCCTGACCTCGAGCTCGGCGAGCACGTAGGCCCGCTTCCGCAGGGCGACCTCGGCGGGCGAGCCGAATCCCCTCACGAGGCCTCCGTTCGCCGCTCGCGGGCCTTGGCGACGCGGCGCAGCAGGAGGTAGCCAAGCAGGTCCTCTTCGACGTCCTCGCCCGCAGCGTGCCCGCGAGCGATCCGGCTGAGCTTGTCGTCGATGCGGATCGCCAGCCCATCGAGCACGCTTGCGCGTGAGAAGATCCTGACCGGCCGCAGCGCTGAGTCACCGTAGGCCTCGTTCTTGCGCACGAGCAGGTCGACCAGCGCATCAGCCTCGCGCCGCACCTCGGCCTCGAAGCTCAGGGTCGCGCCGACAGCCCTAGCCACCTTGCCGCCGGCCTCACGATGCCGGCGCAGGTGATCCTGCGTTCGCTCGTGGTCGGACGTCGTCAGCGGACGAAGGCCGGCGAGCATGTTGATCAGCGACTCACGGCGCTGCGCTTCCTCGGGCGGCTCGAGTTCGACCACGGTGACATCGAGCACCGGCTGCGATCGAGACTTGTCGCCGTGCGACCACAGCGATGCCGAGCCGCTGATCCGGTCGAACACCAAGACCCTCTCCGCTCCTCGCTCACCCTTGAGCGTGGTCCGGTTTCGGCTGCTGCTCACCACCGAGTAGCGGCGAGTCGCCGACCGTGTCCGAATCAACAGCAGGTCGCCCGGGTTGTAGATCGTCGTCTCCTTCGCTTGCATGCTCCACCTCGAATTGCTTGATCGCGTCGAGGAGGCGCTCGGCGTCCTCGGCCATGGTCTCGGCCACGCGCATCGCAGCCTCAGCTTCTCGACGAGCTCGCGCGAACAGCTTCGCGTGCCCTTGCGATCCGATGACCCGCACGATGTCCGCGGCTTGGTCGATCGCGTCCTTGTTCCAGCCGGCGAGCCGTATGTTCGCGCGCTGCAGGAAGCGGTCGATTAGTGCGGCTTGGTCCAAGAAGTGCTTCGCTCGGATGAACTCGAGCTCCCGCGCGCGCAGGCGCTTGAGCTCGTCGGCCACCGACGCCTCGACCTTCTTGCGAATCTCGGCCGCTAGCGTGGCGTTTTGCGAGGCAACGTGGTCGCTCGCTCGCCGCAAGACCGACGTCAGGAACTTGCGACCGATCGGCTCGGGCTCGAGCTTCGGCGCATCCTTGGCGACCTTCATCGAGCGCCCGCCTCGACCTGGGACGAGCAGCCCCCACGTCTCCGGCACCTCGCCGTCGCGCACGATCGACTCGTCGCCGACCGCCAGCCAGAAGTAGTCGCAGTGCTTGTAGATCGACTCCTGTTTCTTCGGGTTGGCGAGCTCGCGGAGAAGGTCAGACCTCGACACCTTGATCTCGACGCCGGCGATCCAGAGACCGCGGCTCGGCCACACCGACGCAATGATCGCGTCGATCGTGCGCCGCTTGAACTGGCCCGTGCCATCGGGAACGCCCGGCAGTAGCACGTGCGCCGGCGCGGAGAACTTCACCGCGAGTGCGTCGAGCACCGCCCGCTCGCTGGTCAGCGTCGCGGCCATCGTTAGCTCACCGCCTCAACACGCTCGATGAATTCGACCACCGGCCTGCCGGCGTCGTCGAACTGGTAGCTCACCACGGCCGTCCAGCTCGGGCCGTTGGCCAGGTCAACACCTGCACCGCCGTAGACCGGCGGGGCATCGTTCGCATCGGCACCGCAGCTCATGCAGTAGACGACTCCGTTGAGCGTCTCGGGTGCGTACTCCCACTCGTAGCAGTTGCCGCAAGGGGCGAGCTCGTCGTCCCACTGATCAGCGTCATCATCGTTCATCGGTCTCCATCCTATTCTGCAACCTCAACGTTGCTCGTTACCAGCTGTCGTCATCATCGACCGGTTCTCCGGGTGCGTGCAGATCCAAGAACCTCGAGTATCGACCTTCAAATTCCACGTGCACGGTGCCGAGCGGTCCCTTGCGGTTTTTGGCCGTGATGATCTCGGCCCCATCCTCCGGCGATTGTTCAGGGTGGTAGTAGTGGTCGCGATAAACAAACGAGACCACGTCCGATTCCTGCTCGATCGCACCGGACTCGCGCAGGTCCGAGAGCTTGGGGCGCTTGTCGGGCCGATCCTCGAGCTTGCGGTTGAGCTGGCACAGCATCAGCACGACGACGTCGAGGTCGCGCGCCATCGTCTTGAGAGCCTTCGCCAGATAGTTGACCTCCTCCTCGCGGCTGTGCCCTCGGTAGTTCCTCGAGGTCAGGCGCTGCAGGTAGTCGATCACGATCAGCGCTGGCTTGCGCCGACCGAGAGAACCGTCGGGCAGGACCTCGCGCGGGTGTTCGGCTCGCCAAGCCCGAGCGACGGCCTGAATCTCCTCGAGGATGCCGGCCTGCTCGTCCGGGACGAACGTGATCGGCGAGCCCCGCAGCGACGACACAGCTCGCTTGCGAGCCGGAGCGCTGACCCGCATCCACTCGGCGTCGGGCGACTCGACTGCTCGACGCTCGAGCGCGCCTACGTTCGAGACGAACGACCGAGCGATCTCGGCGGCCGTCATCTCCGAGCACGCCCACAGCACCGGCGTTGGCTCGGGGATCGGTTTACCCGGACGCTTGATCCCCCGCAGGTGTGGCAGGGCGCAGGAGAGGCTCACCGACTGAGCGAGCGTCGATTTTCCCATCGCTGGGCGACCAGCGAGGCAGACAACCCACGGCGCGCGCGGGCCAACGCGGCCGAGCATCTGATCCCACAGAGCGAACCCCGTAGAGATCCCGCGGACGTTGCCGGCCGCCTCGCTCTCCCACTCCGTCTCGACCATGTCGAGCACCTCATCGATCGACCATCCGGCAGACCGCGAGACCCCACCCGTGCCGACCACCGTCGACAGATCGTCGCGCCATCGCTGGACGAGATTGGGCCACTCGTCCGGGTCAATGTCGCCGGCGTCGAGCTGTTGGAGCGCGCTGCTCAGAACCAGCCTCGCGTTCCTCCTCGACGCAGCGTGCTCGATGATCCGGGCGTAGCCCTTGACCGAGCGCGAGAGCACGACGCCGCGGAACTCTCCGAGTGCTCCGATCCCCTCGATCGGCAGCCGATCGGGGCCGCCGAAGAGCTGAGCCTCACCCGTGCGACGCAGCTGCGCTTCGAGGGTGATCGGGTCGATCGGGTCACCGCGGTCAGCCAGGATCAGCGCTGCGTTGAACAGCGCCTTCGCACGAGGCTGGTAGAGGTGCTCGACTCGAAGCCCAACCTCGCTCGCCTCGTGGACCGCCTCGGCCCCCCACGTCACGATCGCTCCACACAGCGCGTCCTCGGCCTCTGCTGCCGCGATCGGGCGTGGGGGCGCCGGCGGGGCGGGTCGCCGTCGATCAGCCAACAGCGTCGCTCCTCGTAGCGTCAGTGGTCACGTCGCGGCGGCGAACCTGACGCCTCCGACGCTTGTTCCCGCTGACGCTCTCGTGCGGCCCACTCCAAGAGCTCGCGCCGGCGCTGCTTCTTGTTGCGCTGACGCTCGGCCTCCATCTCCGCCCACTCCGGTGAGCAAGGGTCGATGGTCGCCGGGTCGCGCTTCCGCGTGACGACGCTACGCCGCTTCTCGATGCGCTCGAGGGTCGCGTGGACCCACGCTCGCGCCCCCTTGCCCTCGTTGCCCCACGACCACCACAGGGCGTTGCGGCGGGGAAACTGGCAGCGGTTCTCCGCCTCGCGCAAGCGCCCTTCCTCGTCGAGTTTCCTGCGCTCGCGGTCGTGCTCGTTGAGCACCGCGACCACGGTCGCGCCGTCGATCCGCAGCTGGCCCGCCGCCTCGGCCAGCCAGCCGAGCCACCGCGGATTCTCGAGCTCGATGTACCAGCGGTCGCGCCTCGGCCAGCTCGCGAGAGCATCGGCGAGCTCCTGCGGGAGCTGGGGCGTTGCGGTGGCTCGTGGCGTCGGTGGTGGGCATTGGGCTGCGGTGATCTGGCGGTGGCGAGCGAGAGCTTCGGCGGTCAGGTGCGGGTTGGCGTCGGTCGGTCGGGGGTCGGTCGAGCTGGGGGTGGTCGAGCGCTGAGCAGCCGACGCGGAGCGAGGGCCTTGGGGCGGGCCCTTGGGGTTGGGATTTTTGGCGTCGGTCGCACAGGCCTCGGGGTCGGACTCTGAGCTTCGCGCGCCCTCGGAATTAAGTAAATGGGTAGATGGGTTCTTAGGTAATTCAATTATGCAGTACCGTTTCGGTACTGTGGCAGTACTGATTTGGCACTGTGTCAGTACCGTTTCGGTACTGTGGCAGTACTGATTCGGCACTGTGGCAGTACCGATTTGGCACTGTGGCAGTACCGTTTCGGTACTGTGGCAGTACCGATTTGGCACTGTGTCAGTACCGTTTCGGTACTGCTCGCGCACTGAATCCTGCGCATCATGCGTTGCTCGACGGTCCTCGGTGCTCTCCTGCGCGGTTGTCTCTGAGGCGTAGGGCTTCACGTAGAGCGTCACACCGGCCCCCCGCCAGTCTAGGAATCCGAGCTTCTTTGCCTTGATGAGGTGCTTGCGCACCGCCTCGATCGACTTGAAACCGGTCCGCTCGAAAATGTGCGCCTGCAGGGTTTCCGCAGGGGTCATGCCCGGACGCTGCGGGATGTACACGAACGCGACGTCGCCGGGCTTGAAGTTCCTCTGAGTCTCGATGTCGACCATCGACCAGAGCACCCAGATGACCTCCTTGGTAACTCCGAGGATCCAGTTGGGGTATCGAAGCACCCACTCGGGTGCGGACGGTGCGTAGCTCATCGGTCGCTCCTCTGGCGCTCTGTTGATCGCACGCGCTCGACCTGCGCCATCCAGTCGATCGCAACCGTCCCGTTGCCGCGCTCGGGCAGCATCCCGACCAGCACGAGGTTTCGCCAGCTGTAGGCCGGCAGCCACGGCGCAGCCTCGCTGCAGCTCCAGTTGTTGACGTCGCAGACCCATCCGGGGCCGTGTGCTCGCTGAGCGAACCGCTCGAGCGGACGGACGAACACCCTGCGATAGGCGAACGCGTGCCGGTAGGTCGCGGCTGCTCGAGGCACCCCATCCCACGGCCCGCAGAACCGGACCATCACGACGATCGGATGGCCGCCGGTGTCGATGGTCGCGTCAGCGAGTTCGTAGTCGAGATCGAACGGGTCCGTCAGACCGATCGGCTTGGACCACGATCGAACGATCCGTCCGCCCGCTCGCGGGATCGCAGACCTGAACTCGCGCACGCCCATGTACCCTCGCCACGGTTGCACGGCTGGTCGCACGTCGGCGACCCGAATGCCGAGCGCTGCAGCGATCGCAGTCGGGCCGCAGTTGGCCCAGAGGTTCTCGCGGGCGTGTGCGTCGTCGACTGGCTCGAGCGCTTTTGAATCGATCGTCAGGCTTGCGTCCGCGATGCTCTGGCAAGTATCGTCTTGGGGCACTCAACACTCCTTGCGCGGTGGCGTCTCGCCACCAACCCGAAGCCTCCGCGTTGCGCCGCGGGGGCTTCTCCATTTGAGGCGACCGGCGATCGTGAAGCAAGGCGACCGCAACAGGTTGCGACAGCTTGCTGATCTGGGCCGAACAGGCCCGCGAGCGGGAGTGCTCACCGCCGTTGACTCTCCGCGGCTCGCAGAGCGAACTCGGCTTGACGATCGGCACCAAACTCGGCCACCGCTCGCCAAGTCTGTTGCAGGTTGTCGAAGTCGCGGCGGTCGAGTTGCTTGATGACCTTGCCCGCGACGACGGCCTCGAGCGTCAGCCGATAGCGGTGAGCAGGCAGCTCCGAGATCTCGAAGCGGAGTCGACCGTGCGGGCCCAGGTTCAGCTGCTTCATGGTCAGTCTCCCGATCGCCAAGTAGCCCAGTAGAGCGCGATCGCAGCCGCATCCTGCTCGTCTTTCGGCAGCAGCTGCGACGGGACAGCCTTCGACTTGCCGCCTGCGCCCGGCACCGACCCGCGGTGCACGGTCATGACCCGCTGCTGCACGAACAGGCCCGCGCGGGTCTTGGTGTCGAGCTCGGCACCGTAGTCGTTGAACCGCGGCACCGACTTGAACGCCGGCCCTTGCCACGTCGATGGCTTGACCAGCTTGGTGACCAGGCGGAACGAACGAGCGACAGCAACGAGGTTGGTGCGTCGCTCGACGAGCTTGATCACCGACTTGACGTTGATCTGCCCGCGACCGGTGCGGTTGGTGTGCACGGCCGCGTACTGATCCTCGACCACCACGATGCCGTCGCCCTTCGAGAGTTCGGCGAAGGCCTCCATCACCAGCACGATCCGGTCGATGTCATCACCGTCGATCGTGCTGGTAGCGAGCACGCCCCCGCTGTATAGCGAGAGCCCGCACCGCTTGCCCGGGTCGCCGGCGAGGATCACCGCTCGCCCTCCGCCACCACAGTTTTGCAATAGACGATCGCGTTGCCGAGTTGCTCAGCTTGAGAGCCACTCATTGCGGTGGCTCCTCGTCGTACGGGAGATCCTCCTCGTAGGGCGGCTCGGCGTCCGGGTGAGCGCTGGGCAGCTTCTGTTGCTTCTGGCTGCGGTTGGGCGACCGCTGTTTCGGAACGCTGCTGTGTAGCGGTCCGCTGGCCTCGATCATCCCCATGAGATCGTCTGGCTGCGGCCGGTTCGGCACTTGGACGACAACAGGCTCGGCCGCCGCAGGAGGCGGAGTGATGTCCTCGATCTCCTCGCGCGTGTGCATGCCCAGGCTGAGCTCGGGCGCGTAGACGCGGGCCCAGAATCCCGCCGCCCGATACATGAGCATCTGCTCGGGCATGGTCTGCCACTTGCTGCCCTTCTTCTCGTACCAGCCCTCGGCGTGGGCCATCTGCATGGTGATCAGGGCGCCCTCGCATTCCTCGTTGTTCTCGCGGTCACGAGCGACGGCACGGCAACCAGTCACCCTGCCTTGCTTGTCTCGCTCCCATCGGAACCGCAGCGGCGTGAACCGAGCGCTGGTGTTGACGGTGGCGATCAGGAACGAGGCGCTCCAACTCGGGCGCCCGTTGATGATGTGCATGTTCTGCATGACCGCGAACACCGAAGCGCCGATCCGTCCGGCCAGCTCCAAGGCGATCAGCACGTTGGGGATGTTGTTGCGATAGTCGCTCGGCACGATCGTGCTCGAAGCGAGAGCCTTAGCTATTCGCTGCGCGGTAGCGAAATCTTTCTCGCTCGAGAAGGCGTTGATACCCTGGGTGTCCGTGATGTTGATGTTGTGGGGGGCCGGGGCCACGGACGAGGGGGCCACGGGCGCGAGGGCGGTTTCGGTTGCTTGAGTCATGGTCTACTCCGTTGCTGCTTGTTGGGCGGCGAGAGCCGCGAGTTGAGCGAGGTGAATTGCTTTGGCGCTGAGCGCTTGTCCGGGAGCGAACGCTTGGGCGCTGAGCGAGAAGAGGACGTCGACCTGGTGCTCGACCTCCGTCGGGATCTTGGCGACGGATCGGCCCTTCACGATCTTGCGAGCTCGCGCGACGCCAGCGGCAGTCAGGGAGCGGAGGGAGCGGCCCGAGTCACCGCGGAGACTCCATCCGCGACCGTCGTCGGCGATCATGGCGAGCACTGCAGGCCCGAGCGTTGACAACACGAGGTTGCGCAGACGCTGCTTCTCGCGCTTGAGCATGCGAGTGAATCCGTCGACTGCCTCGAGCCGATCGAGCACAGCCGCGAACGCAGCCGGTAGGAGGATCATGGTGTCCTCGGCCTCGCGGTGAATCTCTCGAAGCGCAGCTTCGGTCGCGGGCGAGTCGTCGACGGGCGGCTGCACGTCGGCCACGACGTAGTCACGCCACCAGCGAGCTGCTCGCTCGCGCATGTCGTCGATAGCTCGGTCGTGCCGCTCGAGGTCCCGCCACTGGATCGGCTGTCGATCAGCCTGGATGAACGCCACCGCAGTCGCCCACTGCATGCCGGTGCAGGCCATGTAGTGCTGGCACTGCCAGTGGTAGTGAGGGGGAACGGTCTCGACCTCGACCTCCTCGCCGGTGACTGGCTCGGGCACGCGCTTGAACCATTCCTTGCGACGAAAAACGGTGGTGACCTTGCCCTCGTAGATGCCCGGTTCAGGTCGTGACGAACAGCGCTGCTCACCATCAGTGCTGGCGATCAGCACCGGCGACTCGGAGTCTCGCAGCAGCGTCACGCCATCGACCACCGTGCGGCCCGAGAAGACCTCGTACATCTCGCGTACGGGTCGCTCGAGGATCTTGCCGAGGTAGAGGTGCGGCGCCTCTTGGGGCGTCGGCTGTTTCTCCTCGATGCGACCGGTTTTGATTCCCCAAAGCCGAACCTGGCTCATCCACGGGTGAGCGCACGTCCCATCGGGCTTGCGGTACAGCGCGCTGATCTCCGAGCCGCCAATGCCTCCACGGCGTTGGGCAAGCCACTCCGCCGAGCCCTGCTCTGGGGTTGGCGTGGGCCTCTCCGTAGGTGCTAGGCAATCGCAGCCGTCGGGCCTGGCCGACCACACGTAGCCGCAGGCGCAATGGGTATCAACGCTCATGGTCGATCGATCAAACCGCGTTATCCGACGGGTATTCCCCGGCCGATCAGAGCGCGACGTCGATGACCGGCTGCGGCTGCAGGTCACCCCGCAGGTACAGCGGATGGCTGGGCTCGCCCTGGCCGGTCAGCGCCAGCGCCATCGGCTCGAGGCAGGCGTCGCGGATCATCGCCATCACGTGCCGGGGCCGCCACTCCGGACGCACGTTGCCCCAGCCGCAGACCCGGCTCGCGCCTAGCAGGGTAGCGACCGCAGTCCGAGACCACGGCTGAGCTCGGCGACTCGAACAGGTCGAGCGTCACGGCGCGACCCCGATCGAGCCGCACTCGCACCGCCACTGCCCGGTCTCGCCCTGGCGCAGCTTGAGGCTCGAGCAGGCTTTGCAGATCAGCGGCCGCGGGTTGCCGTTGCGGTCCACTGCCGGCCGCGCGACGAGCTTGTACATCCGCTTGCCGTCGCGCTCGAAGACCTCAGTGACCCGCCACCATCGGGAGAGAAACATGACGTGCTTGCCGGACACCTTGTAGGTCATCAGGTGCGCATCGATCACGCTGCCGATGTCCACGAGCATCGCGGTTACCTCGTCTGCAAATGGAGTCGCCGACCCAGCCACGCGGGAAAACGTAGCTGGCGTCGGCGACCGGTGCAACTGATTAGTTGCGGAGATTAGAAGGCGAAGTCTTCGATGGCCTGAGCCTTCGGCTTGCGCGAGCGCCTACGTGGGGCCTTGGACTCGTCGGGTTGTTCCTCCTCGCTGGCCTCCTCGGATTCCTCCTCGCTGGCGTCGTCGGGCTCCTCGCCAGCATCCTCGCCAGCATCCTCGCCAGCATCCTCGCCAGCATCCTCGCCAGCCTCCGCTTCGGGTGTCGAGCTGAGCGAGAATCCCTCGAGGCCCATCGCTGCGATCGCACCGGCGAGGTCCTGCACCTCGGCGTCGGGTTCGGCCTCGGGGTCTTGCAAGGCCGCATCAGCGAGCGCCTCGTTGGCCGCCGCACCGATCGCCTTGATCGCGCCCGGTGTGAGGGCGAGCCCTTCGGCAATCGAGGCCTTCTCGCCGAGGTCGAGAGGCAGCTGCTCGTCGTTCAACGACGCTGCGATCACCTCGTTGAGGAAGCCCTCAAACTCGGCGATCTTCGTCGCTCGCCTGGTGAGGTCCGAGGACTTGTCGGAGCGGATCGTCCTGAGACGAGCGTGGGCCTCCTGCAGTTTGAGAAGGCGCTCGCGGCAGAGCTTCGCTCCGGGTACGGCCTCCTCGATCAGCGCGTCGCGCTTGGCGAGTGCGTCCTTCTCTTTTTTCCCCCACGCGTTCGAGGCGTTTCCCCGTTCCTTCCTGAGCGAGGAAACCTTGGCGTGGAGAACTTGGATCGCCGTGAGGCGACGTTGCATGGCGACTGCGGATAACGACACGTGAAGACTCCTTCTGACTGATTACTAGAACGTGAAGTGCTGTGACTGGGGAGAGTGTGATGGACGGCGCTCAACCTCGAGCTGGCCGAGCGCATCGTGGAGCTGGCGGTTGAGGTTGGCGATCTGCTGGTCGCGCTTGCGCAGCTCAGCCCGGACGTCGTCGAGTTTTTCCTCGGTCTCACGCAGATCGGCCGCGAGCTCGTCGTGAGACGAACCACCGCCGGTCGAGCCACCGCCCGATCCGCCCGACGATCGCGAACGGGCAGCGACCAGCGAACGGACGAAATCGGTGGGCTCGAATAGGCCCTCGGGTTCGAGCCCCACCGCCCGGCAAACCGAGAGCACCAGGGCGAGCGGCATCCTGCGTTCGCGCAGCACTCGGGTGAGGTACTGCCTGCTAACACCGACGCGATTGGCCAGGTCATCCCACGAGCTGCCCGTCGCCACGATCTTCTCGTCGACGATCTCGAACAGGTTGGTGACCGTCGCAAACTCGCCGGTGATGACCGACGAGCGGTTGTCCACGACAAGCGAACGCGTCCGCTCCTCGCTGGGCTTGGCGTCCCCGGACCAGCGGACGGTCGCGGTGGTCGAGTCAGCAGTGATGACGATGGCGGACTTGGAGCCGCCGCGCTTGACGACGCGATCGCCGGGTTTAGGGGGTGTCTTTGAACGAGCCATCAGCGTGCAACCAGAATATTGCAGGCCCAGATCGAGCGGCGCAATCAGTGGGACGTCGACCCCCAGCCGCGGAGCTCAGCGCAGCGCCGGTGCATGAACGTAGACGTGTGCCTGTAGACCGGCGCGACGAGGCGCTCGCCACAGGCGACGCAGTAGCGGCGCCCCTCAACATCCACGGGCAGGTCTGCGATTGGCGATTCGAGAGCAGGCTGGATGCGCCTGGATTCGAGCACGGCGATTCGTTCGGCCACGGTCATGAGGAACCCGAACATCACGCGCCCGCTTTGATTCCGCTGGGCGGCGCAGCCCACCAATATTGGCGCGGCCGATAGTGCGACTGAACGAGGATGTCCATCAGCTCCGTGGCGCGCTTGAGCGTCATGCCCTCGAGGAGATCGAGCGGGCACCCGTATTTGTGCAATGCCCGGCACTGTTTGTAGGTGGCCAATCGTCGTCGGCCGCGGTCGGTCATTGCGCTGATGAGCGCGCTCGCCTGGCGCATGTCGAGGCCGGTGGTCGGCATGCCGGCGCGCGCGATCACGTCGGCCTGGCCGGGCGTCATCGGTCGCCCCCAGCGATCGGGCTCGGGGTCAGGCAGGCCCCACAGGGCGAACGGGTCGCCGCCGCGAGCTCGGAGCTTGCGAGTCTTCTCCGCGCGCCGGAGTCGGGCCAGCCGGATTGCCTCGATCAAATCCCGCTCGCCGTTCCTGACGATCTCGCGGACCTCCCGAGAGAGGCCCTCATCGAGCGCGTCGCCCTCGAGCGCGTCGAGAGCTGACGCGAGCTGGTGCCGGCCCGAGTTGGCCGCGAAGTCGATCAGCAGCATGTGGGGCTTCGCCGATAGAGCGATCGACAGCCGCCTCGCAGCCGAGTCGGCTCCTCGCTTGAGCGCCGACGACTCGCGCGCGACAGCAGCGGCGACGCGCTGATCGTCGAGGTTGAATTCGCCGGCCTTGATGCGCGCCACCAATGACGCAGCGTCAACGCTGTCGACGACGCCGGGCAGCGGCCTGGTGCCGCGGCCGAGCATCTGCGTGTAGAGAGCACGCGAGAGTGTGGGGCGAGCCATCACGATCACGCTCGCGCTCGGCAGGTCGGTGCCCTCGGTGGCGACCTCGACGTTGACCAGGTACTGCACGACGTGAGGCCCTTGGCGGAAGCCATCGAAGATGGACCTGCGCTCGTCGTTGGGCGTGGTGCCGGTGACGACGGCGACGCGAGGGACCCCGCCGCGCGCGTGGATGGCCTTGCGAATCGCCTCCGCGAGCAGGTGCGCGTGGTCGACCGTGACGGCGAACACGATCGCCTGCCGCTCGCCCGTCCGCTCGACCGTCGGCACGGCGATCTCGTCGAGCGCGTCGATGCTGCTCATCACGCGCTCGACGTCTTTTTTGGTGAAGTCCCCTCGTGAGCGCCTTACCTCGCTCAGGTCGATCGACGTCTCGATGATCTCCTGCTCGATCGGCACCAGCCAGCCGCCCTCGATCGCGTCGAGGATCGGCAGGTCATACGCGACGTCCTCAAACACGGCCCGCAGGGCGACGTTGTCTCCGCGATTCGGCGTCGCCGTGAACCCGAGCAGCTTCGCCGAGGAGAAGTGCTCGACGATCTTGCGGTATGTCGGAGCGGTGGCGTGGTGGGCCTCGTCGATGATGATCAGGTGGAAAAAATCCGGATCGAAGGACTCGAGCCGGTGCACGAGCGTCTGCACGCTGGCCATCAGCACCGGTGCGTTGCCGCGGCTCCCGTCTCGCTGAGCGGCCATCTCGATGCCCACCTCGCAGCCTGCGATCGCGGCGATTTTCTGGGCGCCCTGCTGAATCAGCTCCTCGCGGTGGGCGATGATCAGCACTCGTCGTCCACGTCGAACCCCGTCGGCGACCACCGTCGAGAACACGACCGTCTTGCCGGTGCCGGTGGGCATCACGCAAAGCGACGATCGGAAGCGGGCGAGTGACTTGTAGATGCAGTCCTTGGCCTCGACCTGGTACGGTCGGCTAACGAGGGTAGGCTGCTCGGGTGCAGGCGAGTCGATTTCTAGTTGTTGCTCGTTGCTCATGCTTCACCTCGGCAGTGCCTGCATATGGCCACGGGGATGCCGTCGAGCAGCCCGACGTCGTCGGCCGCGTCGCAGTCGTCGCATCCTGGGATCTCCCAATCGAGCACCGAGACTGGCCTCGCTCGGCGCCCAGACGACGTTGTCCCGGCCTGCTTCCGGCCGCACAGGACCGCTCACGCGGCCTCCATCGCCACCGGCATCGTGTCGAGCTTGGCCATCGCTTCGGGGGTCGCGATAATCGAGGCCACGAGATTCTCTCCGACTGGCAGATCGATCGTGACCCACGGCCCCACGCTCGAGCCGTCTCCCGGACCAGCGTGAGCGATGGCCGTCGTTCCGAGCCGTCGCTCCCAGCGCCAAATGTGGCGTGCGACGTATCGAAACGTCCCCGGTATCTCTCCGGGACCTTGGAGATAGCCGAGGTAGACCCCAGCGTAGTGATGTCGAACGAGTCGTGGCTGTGATTTGTCGAATTGCATCGGTGCGCCTTTCTCGATGATGTAAATGGAGCCGTTGCTGTCGCCGTTGCCGTCGCCGTTGCCGTCGCCGTTGCCGTAGCCGCCGCCGTAGCCGTTGCCGTTGCCGCCGCCGTAGCCGTAGCCGTCGCCGTCGCCGGAGCCGGAGCCGGAGCCGTAGCCGTAGCCGTAGCCGGAGCCGTTGCCGTTGCCGTCGCCGTTGCCGTCGCCGCCGCCGTAGCCGTTGCCGTTGCCGCCGCCGTAGCCGTAGCCATCGCCGTCGCCGTAGCCGGAGCCGTCTCCGTAGCCATCGCCGTCGCCATCGCCGATCGACCAACCGATCAGCAGCGCCGCGGCTCGGAACAACCGCACCGCGCGGCCGAACCCAAGGATTTCGAGGGTGGCCGTCGATTCGTCCAGCTCCACGACGACGCCAGCGAGCCCCACACGGCCGCGCGTCTGCAGGCCGTGATCGATTTGCACGGCCGCATCTTCAACCGTCCAGCTCACGATGCAGCCTCCAGCGCAGCGACGATGGCCTCGGCCAACGTGGCGCCGCGGCCGACAATGCCGCGCCCGAAGACGACCACCATCCACCCCTCGATCTTCGCGTTGCGCGACGGGCTTGGCTGGAACCATGCCTCTGCGCCCCACGCCTCCATCACGAGAGAGAGCAGGCACCCGGCCAAGCACGCGGCCACAGCCTCGCGAGCGCCGGCCCGCTCGTTGGAGTTGAACCGGTCGACGGCCAAGCGCCACTCGTGGTGCAGCCAATCACGGTACTCGGTGGAGAGCAGCCACGCCCTTCGGCTGAACAACCACGAATCCACTCGGGCGATGATCTTGGGTGTCATCGGTCACCCACCTTTCGCGCGATTTGGGCCGCGAGCCTGACGTACGCGTCGCTGTCGGTCTCGCGGATCTCGGGCATGGGATGACCGAGCCGGAGGGTCCACAGCGCGTTCATGTCGGGCGAGTCCGGCACTATGGCTTCGGCTATCGTCATGAATCGACCGTCTCATTGCGGGTTTTTCATCGACTCGCCCAACCGCACGCCGCCGCCCATATTCCGCGCCACCCTATCACGCAACCGAACAGTTGCATTGTCGGAATACGTCGGCCAGCGCCAGGTTGGCGCACGCATGAGCAATTTCGCGTCCATCAATGGGAAGGTTCTGTCCAGCGGGCACGAGCTGCGCGTGCACAGCTACAGGCATGGCCATCGCGCGATGATCCGCGCCTGGACCTCGCAGGGCGAGGTCGAATGCGACATCACCGTCAACCTGCCGGAGGAGCGCCTCGGCGAAGGAGAGTTTTTCGTCCGCAACGAGACCAGGGAGTTTGCGCCCGAGGTGTTCCAGGCGCTGATCAAAGACGGCATCGCTGAGCCCATCGACCGAATGGTGGGGGCCGGCTACGTCGAGCAGTACGCTCAGGTATGGCGGCTCAAATCCGCGCTCGACCTGGACGAGACGCTGCCTGTTGGGCCCGCGGCGGTCGACGAGCAGACCTGATGAGGGACCGACCCAGGGAGACCTGTTCGCATGAGCCAGCAGCTCGAATTGTCCCTGCGGCTGCGCGCGTTCCAGTCGGTGCTCGACGCCCTGCTTGAGGGCACCGCCACGCGCGGCCACATCGAGGCGCTGGTCGACAGCTGCCCGATGGCGCTGGTCCAGATCCAAGTGCGGCGTCGAGAGCCTGCGCCGCACGGGCAACCGATCCACCTGCTGCCCGGCAACAAGGGCCCGCTGAGCATGCCCGGAAAGCCGGTCGAGCTCGTCAGCAGCGGTCGCTGGCATGGCGTGTGGGCAGCGTGGTGGTCGATCGCCGAGTGCCGACGATGGCTCGAGGAGACAAGCAAATGATCGAGAGCATCATCCGTGACCTTGAGCGCCAGCGTTCGCAGCTGGACGTGACCATTCGCCAGCTGCGGGAGGTCGCCGCAGCGCAGCGTCGAGCGAGGAAGCGGCCGGCAAACGGACGCTGGACCGCCGAGGAGATGGCGACGCTGCGGCGCCTCGTCTACGTCGAGGGCAAGACCCACGAGGAAGCGGCCAAGGTACTCGGCCGCACTCGTACGTCAGTTGCCAAACAGCTCTCTCGCTGGCGCCGAGAGCATGTGTGACAAAGAGCCTGCCCGGGCTCGACACCATTGCCGAGACCCGGGCAGGTGAATCGCCCGCGACCCTGGACGGGTTGTGGTCGCCGCCCAGTCTAGCAGGTCCGTGACCATAACCCCACCAGTCGACTAACCTGGCGAGGTGGCTACGCCGATTGATCGCGCAGTACCTCGGGAGGTGCGGGACTCCAAGACGGCCAAGATGCGCCTCGAACCTGTGCCCGGAGAGACGCCCGACCCCGACCGAGCTGACGACAGCGGTGACGGGTTTGAGCAGACCGAGCGCCGACGTCGAGTACGTCGACGCGATCACGAGGACTCGCGTCGGATGAGCAGCGCGGTCGTGGATGTTGTCGACGAAGCGCTGCGGCGGCGGGTGGGGTTTGGGATTGAGGGCCCGATCAAGTCGATGATCTCCGACGAGCTCAACAAGCAGGTCGAGCTCGCCATGGCCAAGATCCGGTCGGAGTTCGACCGGCCCGACCCAACCGATCGCATCGAGCTCGCGCCGCCGGCAGCCCGGCAGCCAGAGAGCGGGACGTCGCCGATCGGAGTGCTGCTCCTCTCGGTCACGACCGCGGTGCTGCTCGTCGCCGCCATCATGGTCGGGGCCGTTCTCGCCTTCCGCTTCGCCGATCGACTGACGACGTCCGAAGCGACCCAGCGTGAGCGAATCGCCGCTGTCGAGGCCCGGGTGATCGAGGCGGAGAATCGGCAGTTCGAGCTCAAGGCCCGGCTCAGCGAGATCGAGAGCAAGTACGAGCTGATCGATGACCACGAGCGTCGGGTGCGGAAACTCGAGGAGCGGCAGACTGCGCTCGTGGTCTTCTTGCTGGAATGTAATCGACGTTTGCTCAAGGATCGCGGGATCCCGATCCCGACAGTCCCGCCCATCTTGCGAATTGCTGAGGCGGAAGCCGAAGATCAGAGCCAGATCAGGAGTCAGAACCAGTGACCAGTAAAACGATCATCCTCATCGCTTCGTTCGCCGGCCTCGTCGTGGGTCTTGGGTCCGGCTACATGCTCACGGTCGAACCTGCCGCAGCGATGCCAGGCAACATCTGCGATATCCCGCGGCCGAAATACTGCGAGCCCTGCGGGCAACCGGGAACGCCACCTTGCCCCGACGGCGACTCGGGTTGGCTGTGCTGCAGCCCCTCGACTGGCGTGTGCGTCGAGGCGCTCGGGTCGTGCCCAGCCGGCCACGATTTCGGGTGGTGCGACAACTTCACGACGAACGAGGCGGGCAAGGCCACCTGCCACGACGGCGAAGACTGACTCGTCCGTGCTACGATCGCGGCAGGAGGTACCTCTCGAATGCCGAACATGCGATCGCCACAAGGCTCGAACATCCCCGCCAACGCGTTTGGACGCGCACCTCAGTCCATGGGAGAGCTGACCCCACCGGGCCTGCAATCCCAGCCCTCGACGCCGGGCGTGATCGATCAGAACACGACCGTCTCACGCACCGGCCCCAACGGCCTCAGCAGCCTCAAGCTCGGGCCGCTCAAGTGACCGCCGGGCGGCTGCACATGCGGCCGCCCACTTCCCCGACCAACGCATCGCCATGAGCAACGACAAGACCGACAAGCGCAAGAAGTCCGCCGCAACAGCAGCGCCGGACGACATCACCGTCGAGGACCCGGCCGGCATCGAGTTGATCGAGCTCAAGGCCGAGCTGCTCGACGGGTGCCGGCAGATCATCCGTGAGGAGCTCGCCCGAGCAATCTCGGCGCTCAGGGCTGCAGCTGCGCCCTCCGGTCCGACGCCGCTGGCCGTCGAGGAGATCGCCGCCGTCCTCGAGGACAACCCGCGCGCCGCCTTTGTCGTGCTCGCGCATGCGCAGGCTGGCAGTGCCCGGGTCATCAAGGATCAGGTGATCGACTCGACCACGCACGAGGTTCTGACGCTCGCGCGCGCGGGCGTGCAGCTGGCCGTGTGCCCGAAGTAGGCTCCTCGCCATGGCCCTGACCGACGCCGAGAAGGCCCGCATCCGCTACCACCTGGGCTACACCAACGTGAACGACACGTTCGCGCTGGGCTTCGGCGTCCCGCAGGGCAACACGTTTCAGCGGCCGCTCGAGCTGCACTTCGACAACGTCGACCGGAACGCCGAGCCGTTCGTGCGGCAGTGCATCCACGAGCTCGACTGCATCGAGCAGCAGCGGTCCAAGTTTCGCGAGTCGCTGGAGTTCGAGTCAGCGGGCAACGTGAAATTCCGCGGCAGTGCTGCGTTCGCCGAGCTCGACGTGCAGTACCAGCAGTGGCAGGCGAAGCTGGGGGACATTCTCGGCAGCTACCCGAACCCCACGAGCGTGGCCAACAACCTCGGTAGCGGCGGCGTGGTCGAGCCCACCGGTTGCTAGACTGCAGCCGATGGCTGGCACCAAGCCCAACCCAGGTGGCGCCTGCTCGGGCACAGAGCCGACCGCGGGCGGCTGCAACCCGAGCGGCTACGGTCCGGGCCCGCAGCTGCCCGGGAACCAACCGCTCGGACCGGGCGAGCTGTCGTGCTCGATCGCTACTCGGATCCAGTCGGCGATCGATCGAGCGCAGCGGCTCGGAGCTCACCGCCTGGGCCTGCGACCGTACAGGGTCCGCCTGGTCTGGCAGGAGCGCACGACGGCCGACTACGATTGGCGCGAGGTCACCAGCCTCGAACTCTATCCCGTCGAGGTGCTCGGCCTCGACAACCTTGACCTCGAGCTGGACCCCGACGGACTGACGCCGGCTGGTCGGGTCAGGCTGCGCAAGGTTAGCCCCTCGCAGGTCGACGAGGAGACGCTGCGCGGCAACCTGCGAGGGATCCAGTGGTCGCAGGACACGAGCGAGCGCGAGTTCTTCTATGAGATCCAGCAGCACGCTCGATGCCCAGGTGACGCCGAGCCGCGCCGCTACCGGCTCGTGCTCGCAGCAGCGCCGCACTACGACGCCGAGAACTTCCAGTGGCGGATCAGCCTCCGCGACCAACGGCAAGCGCGAGGGCAGGGTGGTGCCGACCTCTCGGTGCCGCAAGAGATCGACGCGCCGAGGATCTTGACCTGACCGGTTGCAACTGCGGCGTTGCAGATTATCTTGGGTGAGCGGTGATGGTGCCGCACGAGATCGACGGCTACGGCCGGCACGCCGCTCATCGTGCCGGCCGTTCTTTTTGGAATGACCTCGTCGAGCGCTATGTTGGGGTCGCCATGCTCAAGATCGTGATTTTCGGAGGAACCAACATTGAGGCGGCCTGCCTCGACGCAGCCAAGCTCGCTCAGCACCCACTCGCCAGGTCTGCTGCTCCCGGGGCTTGGTCGCACCCGCCTGCGGTCGAGCGAGTGCACGAGAACAACGAACACCCCTCGGCTTACCTCGAGCTGTGACGCCGACCGAGCACGCTAACAGGGCGCTTGCCGAGGTCTCAGCAGCAGGCCACGCCGACGAGGTTGCCAGGCTGAAAGCCGAACTCGCCCAGGCGCTGGCCGATCGAGAAGCTCTGGAGAACAGGCTGGCCGAGTGCAAGAAAGAGCACGCGTCCGACGGACTTCGGTGGCACATCGAGATCGTCCGCATGCGGCAGATGTGGAACGTGACGCGGCCCCTCATCGAGGAGTGGCTCCGCTCGAACGGATTCGTCGAGGAAAACGACGGCGACTGGTGGAGGGCGCTCGCCGTCGTCAATGCAGGAGCCCCGGTGCCGAGCATCATCGACAGGATCGCAGGGCTCACTGGCCGCACTGCTGGCGACATCATCACCGAGATGCTTGCGCCGAGCACCCGCCTGAATACCTGACCCACGCCCGACATTCAGGTGCACGGCAACCCCGGTGTGTGGGAGTGCCTCGCCAAGGCGAGTTCAGCATCGCAGCAACGGCGTGGTCACAGCATGCGCCGAGGCGCTTGCGTTCGTGCCGGACACGGTCCCCACCGAGTAGACTCGGTGGGTGCCATGACAACGGTCACCCTCAAGTCGCCCAAGCAGCTACCCAGCGCGATGGGCAGGCTCAGCAAGGCCGTCGAGCGAGAGATCGTTCGAGGCCTTCGCAAAGCTGGTCGGTTCGGCGTGACCCAGGCGGTCCGCACGGGCCTGACGACGAGGCCTCGCCCGCACGCGCGCGGCACCTATCTGCGCTCGTGGAAAATGTTGCCCGTCAAATCGGGCGCGGTGATCAGCAACACCAGCGAGCACGCCGAGTTCGTCGAGCGAGGCCGACGTCCCGGCAAGCGACCGCCGCTCAAGCCGATCATCGAGTGGATCGAGTCGAAGGGCGGCCCCCAAGCGATCGCGCCTGGCTACGCGCGGATGGGCCGTGCCGGCCTCCGAGCGCTCGCCTACGTGATCGCCCGCAACATCGGCCGCCGCGGCGTCGCAGGCCGGTGGGTGCTCAAGCGATCGATGCCGTTGATCGACGCCGAAGCGAAGCGACAGATCCGCGCCGCGATCAAGCGCGCGATGCAGAAGCAGTGAGCCATGGTCGACGACGAAGAACAGACCCGCACGTACCTGCCCACCAGCCTCCGGGCTGACGTCGACTCGATCACGCTCGAGGATGGCCGGCGACCGGTAGCGATCCCCGACGACGAGGCCTACCGCGCCGAGATCCGTCAGGCATCGGACGGGACGCTCTACGTTGCCCAGCTGCCGACCGACCCGACGGTCTACCCGACCGAGCTGCGCGACCTCAACCACGCCGAGAAACCCGTCGGACTGCTGATCGACGAGTACACAGCGGCGCAGCTGGCCCTCGCTCGCGTGCTGCTCGGGCTGCGCTGGTACACGCTCGGGCGCGAGGCCCTCGTCAACGGCGGCACGCTCAAGTCGAGTTCGCGCGCCTACCAGTTGAGCCACGTGTGGCTCGACTGGCCGAGCCATGGCAGCGAGGCGAGGGGCCAGACGCGAGCGCTAATCACCGAGGCGTCGCCGACGATCTACTCCTCGCGCGATCTCGGCTCCGAGTACCACGAGGACACCCGCGATTTGTTCCTGCCCAACACGGTCGTGCGGGTCTACGGGACTGCGACGTGCCGGCTGCTGGTGCGGGTGGTGTTCGCCCACAAAGACGAGCGCGCGGGATTCCGCGGCGCGCTCGTGCGGGCGCTGCTGGGCGACCCTGCTCGCGACGAGGGGGGCCGGCGGATCATCGTGCCCGAGTACCTGCGCTCGATGGTGAGGCTCGACCTCGACGAGGAGGTCGGCGTCTCGTACCCCGACACCGAAGACTCGGCGACGTCGGGGGCCTTCGAGCTGCAGGCCCAGGTGCTCGCCGAGGTCGACGTGCTCGGCCTCGTGCCCGACCAGGAGCTGCTCGACCCTGCCGGCCTCACCGTGGTCGAGTGAGCGCGCGAGCTTGTCGTCGGCCTGGCGAGCGTCTGGTAGGCTCAACGCGAATCGTCCCTGGCCCTGGCACTGCAGGAGTCTGCCGTGCCGTCCACCCGAGTAACTCGCACCAATCCCGGATATGCCCAGATTGCCCGCCAACCGCCGGGCGTGACGCTCATCGACCAGCGACCCCCGAGCATGCGAGTGGGGGCAGGCACCGGCACGTTGTGCTTGGTCGCCGAGTTCGACGCGGGCCCGATCGAGTCGCCCACCGAGGTGTTCGGCGCTGTCGATCGTGTCAACCAGTTTGGCGGATTGGGCTACACGATCCCCGAGGGCAAGCACCGCGGTGCTGTGGCGCAGCGCTCGGGCGGCTCGGAGCCCTGGAACGGCAACGGGTTCATGTGGCTCGCCAACAAGCCCGAGCCCCCGCGGCTGATCCTCGTGCGCGTCGACTCGAGCGCTGGCACGGTCACGTTCACGAGGCTCGCGTGCCTGACCGGCGGCAACTCGACGGTCGCGCTCAGCAACGGCGACACCGTCACGTTCGAGCTCAACGGCAGCGGGACCGCAACCGCGACCTACAACGGTGGCAAGGCGCAGATCGAGGGCAGCGGCGCGACCTATGCCGCGCTCGGAGGCAAGTACCTCGAGCTCGAATACGACGGCGTCGACCCGTTCGTCGTCGTGTTCCAGGCGACCGACGCCGACCAAGCCGCTGCGATCGCTCGGATCAACGCCGTAGCTGCAGCGACGATCGCCTACGATGCCGGCGCCAACGAGCTCGGGCTGCAGTCGGTGATCGAGGGTCGAGCCGGCCACATTCGGATCATCGGCGGCGACGCTCTGACGGCGCTCGGTCACACCGCCACGCCGACGCAGGACGAGTGGACGCTGACCGTTACCAACGTGAGCGCGGGCGACTACCGTCTGCGGGTGAGCCGGTTCGTCAACGGCGTCGAGGTCGACTACGACATTCCGCTGCCCGGCGTCTCCGGTGGTGGCACGGATGAGAAGCTGCGTGACGACCTGCTCGTCGCGCTCGGCGACCTGGGCGTGCCCGGTGTGACGTTCGAAGCGAGCGGCACCGACAAGCTCACCGCCAGGGGCGACGCGAACGTGCTCCTCACGGACTTCTCCGTGCTGGCCGAGCCAACGCCTGGCGACGTCACGATCGCCAACACGACGCCCGGCGTGATCACGGAGTCGACCGGCACGGGCAACGTCGACAACCTCGCTGCGATCCCCGTCGACGAGCAGGCGGTGGTGATCGACGCGGTGTCGAACCTCTCAGCCGAGGTCGATGCGTTCGGATTCCTGCGTGTCTGCAACGCGCTGACGCCCGGCACCGGCACGCTGCAGGCCACCGGCGGCACGGCCCTCGCTGCGCTGGGGTTCGACCCGAACGAGGTCGCCGATGCGGCGAACGCCGAGGAGGTGATCATCCCCGCCGGGACGCGGGTCCGAGACGCGACGGCCACCGGCACGATCTGGGTCACGATGGTCGACACGCCGATCAAGCAGGGCGCGGAGCTCAAGGTCCGGCCCTTCTTCGATGACGACACCGCGCTAGCGAGCACCTCGGGCAACGTGACCGAGATCCTCGACAAGCTGCCGGCCGGGTTCGTGGCGGCCAACAGCGGAACGATCACCCGCCTCACGCCGGCGCAGCTCGACGCTCGCTACCAGGCTGCGCTCGACAAAACGTTGGCCGACACGGCTCTGACCTCGGCGATCAACTACATCGCGGCCGCGCGCACGAGCACGGCGATCCGCAAGGCGTTGTACCTCAACGCCGAGGCTGCGACCGAGTCCGGGCTCGCAGCTCGCAAGACGTTCGTGCGACCGCGGCTGGGGATCAGCCGTCAGCAGGCGTTCAGCGAGGTCGCCGAGAACCGCAGCGACCGGGTGCAGTTCGCTTTCCCGGGCGTGTCGATCGTGGTCGACGAGATTCGGATCGGCGGCTCGGCTGCCGGCCCTGGGTTCTCGTCGGATGG